ATCGGCGGCTACGCCGATTGCCGATAGGCCGTGTAGATGCGGCAGCACCCGGCCTCCGTCGTAGGGAGCCGGGTGCTGCCGAGGAGTAGATTAGTTACTCGACTTCTGGCGGCTCGTACAATTCTCCTTCTGCCAAGGGTCGTTCCATGCGGCGGCGGTGGCGTTCCTCGAATTTGTCCTCCTCGGCCTGCCGTGCCTCCCACCGCGCAGTAGCCTCGGTGATTTCACGATCGCACTCGGGGCATCGCCCGTGCACGAGGTCTGCGAGGAGAAGGTGCACCGCGCAATCGATGCACTTCGTGCGTGGAGAAACGGAAGAAACGGTAGTTGGATTCTGCGACATTGTAGTCCATTCTGCCCCCGCAGGGGCGTAGGTGTTCTCCGTCAAGGGGAGGGGCTGTCGAGCCCCTCCCCGGCATCCCTTCCCGATCACGCCCGGATAAACCGGATCGTCTCGGCTCGCACCTGCACGACCCGGACAGGGGCGTCCGCAGTCGCGGCGAGTACCACCGCTACCATGCGGTGTCCCGCCTTGGTGGGCAGGGGCTTGACGGACAGACGCAACACGGCGCGTCCATCCATTTGACCGGGCAGGCGGTCGACGCCCGATGCGTCAGACTCCGAGACGCGCTGCCAAGCCATGCGTCCTGCACCTGCAGTGGTCACTTGACCGCAGGCGACTTCGAGGGCGACCATATCAAACACAGGCGACTGACGGTAAACGATCTGCATGGCAGAATCTCCGAGGCATATGCCCCCCACTACGCCGCGCATCCCAAGAACCCGCAACGCGGGAAGAGTCGGGCAGACGAACGTGTGAGGGGCAGTAGCCATGCGTCAAGTGTACACAAACGCCTACAGAATACAAGGGGGTAGGTTGAAGAATCGCCCTGCGATGCGTCCGATAATATTATCCCGCTTGCCGGATGATTTTTTTAAATTCTTGAGAGAATTAACTTGACTTTCACTGTCCAGACAGTAGAATGGGTCCCCTTTCCGTCAGAAAATCGTGGCGGCTAGCCAATCAACTTTAAATTTCCTCAAAAACCTCTAATACCCTCTAATACCCTCAATTCCCTCTAATCCCCTCTCAATCCTCAAAAGACCTCCCACCCTCTTTTCAGAAAAATGGGTCCCCCCCTTTGTACCCTCGGATTCCTCAAAATGGGTCCCATACGCCCCCAGGTCATTCCTGAAAAAATGGGTCCCCCCCCGGAATACCTCTGAGGTCAAAAAATGGGTCCCCCCCCTTTCCCAGGTTATATGAAAAAAATGGGTCCCCCCTGGAACCCATAAAACTGGGTCCCCTATACAACACGCCCATAAATTATAAATACTTTTATGTTGCGATTTAAACAATATCTAATTGAAAGTTCCGTCTTTGATAATACACTTTCTTGGTATGATCCTGATTTTCCTCCAGAAAAATCAACCAAAGAAACCCCTGAGCAACGTGATGCTCGTCAAGAAAAAGAAAACCAACAATCTCGCCTAATGGATCGTGCAACAAGATTTAAAGGTGCAGACCCAAGGGAACACAGAATAGATACAGATCTATCTCCAGAATTACAACAACTTCAACAAAATATTAGAAGAACAGCATTTGAAAAACAGGGATTAGTTGCACCACATCCAGAAGTAACAAAACAAACATCAGTGGGCGTATATTCTCCTAGCTTAACTGATTTGGAAGCATTGGAAAGAATGGGAGTTGTAAATGCAAAAAATTATACATCAGATGAACGTGGTATTTTGTATAGACCTGGGCAACTCCCAACAGAACAACAAAGACAAGCTACTGCTCTTCGGGCTACCGATGTAGCCAATGCAGGAGGAGGACTTGTAACTGCAAATACTCCCGAAGCCAAACAACGGCGATCAGATTCTGTACGTGCGTTTTATACAGACCCAAAAAATTCAAAAGCTCTTGAGAATAAACCAGGAAGTAGAATAGATCCATATGGTCGTAAATTTAGTGATCGTCAACTGGGTATAGATTTTCCTGTTGGGACTGTACATACTCCTGCTCAGTCTGCTGCTATAATACAGCAGATGGGTGCTCAAAGACCATCAGATCTACGAAAACAACTAGGACTAGGAATAGATTCTAGTGCTGTCAAAAATCTAGGAGCAGCAGGATTGGCTGCAGCAGGATCTATAGTTGGTGGTGCATTAACTCAGGGAGTTCAGGCAGGTACTGATGTATTAGGAATGATTGGAAGAACTCCCGAAGGCAAAGATAGAATGCAAATAGAAAAATCTTTTAACTCTGATATGGGACTTGGTTTTGATGTGGGTCCAGATGGAGAATTAGTAGCAGATCCTGCTGGAAGAGAAGCAGCAAGAAAAAGACAACAACAAGGAATAAATTTCCCAAGTATGTTCCAAAAATAAAAATGGGTCCCCTTTTTGGGAGACCCGTTTAAAATATTTTATAATTTTTTAAGAAGATATATTTACCATAGGTCTTCTTCATCTTCCTGTGGTCTTGGATCTTCTAAAAATGATCCAGCCTCTATATTTCTATAATGCGCCTTGCCCATTCTTGGTCCCTTGTCATGTAACAATAAAACCGCATCTAGGCGTTTAATACCTTCTGGACTAAGATTGGCTCTTAGTTCATTCTCTATATCAAATACTGTATGTTTTGCACCTGAATGATTAATCTTGCTATCATTCGTAACATTAGTCTCAATCCTACGTTCTCTTTTGGGAGAATTAGTAGTCTTAATACGGTTCATTTGACTACGAAACGCCATATGACTCTTATTCCCCGGCGTAGAATCTTTTAAAGAATGTTTTTTAGTTTTCTTAACAACAGAAGAGGGTTTTGTACGCCCTTCTTTACCTTCTTCTAAAAATTGTTTAAATGATAGCATATATTATCTTTGTTTTCGATAATTTGGATTTACTGGCTCACCAGTGACCGGACTTCTTACTGTTGGTTTGACTTTTGGTCTAGGAGCTGGTTTTTCATCTGGCTTACGTGGTGCTGGTTTCACTTGTGGAGGCTTTCCAGTCATATTCCATCGTCCAGTATTAGGATCAAAGGTATAAGTATAACCTTCTGGGGATGTCCAAGTCCAGCCATTTCCCGGGTTTGGACTTGTATCGGTGGGTGAATGAGGAGCCGGAGGTCCTTGTTGGTGTGATCCTGGTTGTCCTGGTCGTGGATCAACTATAAAACTATCCGGAAGTGGATTCACAGTCGGAGTGGCAGTATAGCCGTCACCTTCGTTTATAAATTGTTTGAATGATAGCATTGATTGATTACTTTCCAAATGTTCTTTAAAAGCTTTTCTCTTTTTCTTTGAGATCTCAATAGCTGCAAGTTGTGCTTGTGCTTTTTCTTTTGATGGATGTGTTCCCAGTACTTTTGTACCAGTAGAATCTTTCACAACCCATTTTTTACCTTGTTGTGAGATCATGTATTATCTCGTTGGTGGATTTTGACCTTGTCCATTATGCGGATGGTTTCTTTCTCTTCCAATGGGAGCCCTTGGTGGACTTCCAGTACGCACCCACCCATTGGCTCTCCAAGTATAGGTAGTACCATCGGGTGCTTTCCATTTAAACCCTGGTGGAAATGGATCGTTTGGATCATTTTTTGGTGGTAAGTTTTGATCTCTGGGTGCTGATGGTCTGGGTTCTTGATTATCAGCTGGTTGTTCCGGAGCTGGAGCTGGAGCTGGTGCTGGAGGTGGAGGTGGAGGTGGAACATAACCTTGACCCGGTGTAAACGGAGGGAATACCGCGGGAGTATAGTCTTCGTTTAAATTATTACTTCGACCGCGAAGTGCATTTTGCATGACAGCATTACCTGCACGATACTCAGCTGCACGTAGAACACCAGTTAGAAAATTTACAGATTTTTCTAAATTTTCTGATAATGTCTTGTAGTGTTCTTCAGAGTTTTCGCTCACCATTGCCTTATATGAAACATTGAGGCGATCCTCGTAGTTATTGGTCTTACGAGCGTTAAACGATTTTTGTTGCAGGTCTGCACGGAAAGCTTTCATGTCCATAAATTTATTTAGAATAAATAGATACATGGATAACTTCTTAAATTTTCTATTAAATGAGTCGGGACACAAAAAAGCTATGAAATCTGGTAACAGAGGCGATAGAAAGAAAGAAGCCACTAAGCAATCTTTGCGTGCAGAAAAGAAAAGAAAAGAAGCCGAGGCAAGAGAAGAATTTGCAGATAAATTAGGAAATATGAATCCAGACTTACGCGCAAGCATAGACATGTCTCGTAATGCCTTAAAGGATTCAGCAAACAAGAATACACTCAATGCTCGGGCATTAAATGCTGCTCTTCCAGGTGAATCACAGCCAACGAGTGATGACAAACTTTCAGACGTGGTGTCATTAATTCGTAAATCCATTAAATTACGATGAAAAATTCACTAGTGTATCTATTGGAATATTTGAGTGTTTATGGTACAGGCAAGACCATGGGCGATGCTGTAGATAACCTCAACGTAAAATCGGGCAAAATTTTGAAAAAACAGGCAAAAGCGAAAAAGGGAAAATCTGCCCTGAAAGATATCGCTGGAACCTTAAAACGCCTTCGCAAACGGAATGTTTGAAATTTCTTCGTCTGCAGTACTCTAAGGTACTTTAAAGAACCTTTAGAGATATTCTTTTAAATAGTTTTTTAAAGTTTCTTTAGAGATTGTTCTAGAGTATATTATAAGAACTGTTCAAATCTTTGTCAAGTAAAATATCTAAATAATTCTATGAGCAACAAAAGACACGATAGAGAACTTTTTGCCAATGCCCTGAAGCAAGTTCAGCTAAACGAATCAAAAATTGAACTGAATAGTAAGGGTGATATCGTCTTTAACAATAAACAACCCATCAATGAACTTCTTGGTTCTGTGATTGCTGGTGGTTTACTTTTGGGTTTGGGTGCTCTAAAGGGTCGCCAAATTTATATGGCATCTCAGGCAGCACAAAAGAAAGCTGCTGCTGAGGCTGACGAAAAAGCTTTAAACAAACAAAATCTTTTATCTAGTATTGCGGAGCGCGAAGCTGCGGCACAACATAGAACTGATGCATTAAATCAACAAAGAAAAGAAGCAGCTAAAAACCGAAGAGCGGATAGACGTGCACGAGGAAGTAATAGAAAACAAGCTACCACGATAGCTCAGAATGCAAATAATGCAGCATTAGATGCTGCCAGAATTAAAGCTGCAGCCGTATTAGCAGCAGCTGGTCATACACCTCCACCTCCACCAACACCGTAAGAGTTGTATGAATAATAATAATAAAAATTTACAAGAAGCTGATATTTCTGCATTTGGTGCAATGTTACCCGTAGCAGCTGTTGGTCTTGCTGCTGGTGGATATTTGGCAGCAAAGGGTATTGGAAGTTTTAGAAACTTTCTTGCCAATAGAGCAAAAAAGAAATCTGATGCTGAAGCTGCAGATGTTCCAGCTCCAACTCCAGTTCCTGCTCCGGCTCCTGTTCCTGTTGATAACAGTGCAAAACTTGCACGTATCGCTGCAAGAAAAAAAGCCAGACGTGAAGAAGAAGCTAGTTATGAATCTCGCAAAGATGCAAAAGTTCAGGGTATTATTTCTACCTATGGTGAGGTCGGTAGAGCTGTTGGTGCAAGTAAAACTGCAGCAGCAGCTGCTGCGGCTGCACGTCAAGATGCATTAGATCAGGCAGCTAACGAGCGACAAGTCAATAAAAATGAGGCTGAGACATTAAGAGCACAAGCACGTGTTCTTCAACAAAAAAATGAACGAAGTGCACTTTTGATACGGGCACTCGCAACACGTAATAAAAATAAAAATAATGATGCAGTATCAACTGCAAATATCGATAATATAAAAGCAAAAACTGATTTAACACGAAGTAAGATACCATCCCCGCCACCCACTCCATCCGTGCCTACTGTTTCACCTAAAACTCCAAGTGAACCAAGTCCATTAGCTACTGCTGGAAAACTTATGGCTGATGTGTTTAGAGGCAAAGAAACAGGTGAAACATCATCTAAATCATCACCTGACGTAACACCTGGTTTACCTGATAAAGTTAAAGATACAGAAACAGCAACAGAAAAAAAAGTTCCCGAAGTACCAGTTAAAGCTATACGTAAATCAAAAACACCTTCAGCAGCAGGTAAAGGTGTAGGTAAAGGTGTAACAGCAGCAGCAGAAGATTCAACAGTATCAACAACATCAACAGGTGCAGGTAGAGCTAAACGTAAAACACCAACACCTACAGCAACACCTACATCAACACCTACATCAACACCTACAGCAACACCATCAACAACATCAACAGGTGCAGGTAAAGGTAAAGGTAAAGGTAAAGGTGTAAGTAAAGGTGAAGTTAAAGGTAAAGGTAAAGGTGCAAGTAAAGGTGAAGTTAAAGGTTCTACAACAACACTAACTATAGCGACAAAAAGAAGTGCAAATAGAAGAGCAGCAGCAGCAGCAAAAGCAGCAACCCCGGTTCGTAAAGTTGATGAAGTTGATGAAGATGATAAACGTGAAGCTGCGGCAGCTAAAAGAGCAGCAGGAATGGCTGCTGCACAAGCAGTTAGAGATGAACAAACAAGACAACGTAATGCTTCTAATATATCTTTAGTAAAACCTGCTACACCAAGATCCACGAATACATCTAAAACACAAGAACCAGATGGTCTTACGCCAGAACAATTAAAAAAAGCGCAGGACATCAAAAGAGAAAATTTTGAAAAAAAAGAAAAAGACAATTCTTCGGTTAATGAGTTAACAGATTCTACTCACTATTATGTTACTTCAATCTTAAAAAATCTTTTAGGTTGATTGTATAAATACATATGTGAAAGTAATAGAAAAAGTTTCTTCTAGAGAGACTATCTTTAATTTAATGCCGTCATCAGATAATTTTGATTATCAGGCATTTGTAACTAAAATTAAAAATTTAAAAAAGCAACCATTTCATGATGTGTATATTTTTACACCAAATGAAATGTGTTTTGTTATTTTAAAAGAATTAAAAAATAAAAATATTGATATCAAACAAATGGAAATCAAACATGGGTTGGCTAAATTTGAGGTAGCATAATGGCTGACGATTATGAAATTGTAGAAAACGGTACAGATGACATGGATGTCGTGAGAGATCCACGTGCAAGTGTTCGTGATGCAATGGCTAGTATCGATGCTCAACGCAATGCATTAAAAGCCCAAAAAGAATTTGGTTTTGATGAAAGTTCATTTGGTTATAATGTTTACGAAAATAAAGAAATTGAAACTTACGGTTTAGCAGAACAACGTAAAGCTAATTTAAAAGATGTTATGGATAATGATATGTTGTATTCTTCATATTTTTCTAAAAGATATGGAAGTTTATCTGTTTATCTAGAAATGGACAATCAACTTTATCCACCGGGATTTAATCCATTAAGCGATAAATATGTTTCTGTAAAAATTGCTAAAGAAGGCAAACTTTATATTGCAGACTTTATAAATCCAAATCAAATTATTGAAGAACTATTAGATGGTATTGTTTCTTTCATGGTCATGAAAGTAAATGGTCAAGTTGCTCTTATAATGGGATCACTCAAAGAAGGTCTTGTTAACGGCGAAGAACATGTAAGACAAGCAGGTTTTAGTCCATTAGGGGATGGTCGTATTTTATTGTGGAGCACAGTCAAACAAAAGTGGAGTTCTTTCTACCCAGACAATCTTCTTTCGATGACACGAGATGACACAGATGATTTAGAATAAATATTAGTAATGGAAGACTTTAAAGATTTAAAAACTGAACGTCATCTAAATGCTCTTCTATTAAGAGAAGCTAAACTTTTAATTAAAAATTATGAAGCTTACTTATTGGATAAAATGACATCCAAAGATTTAGCCACAGAAATGCTGAATCTTACACATATAATACAAAGAATTGAAAACAGCGTCAAATAATATTGACGTTGGTGTTATAGTGTGGTAAAATATACGCATGATCGTAAATTACGAACCAAAACTTGATTACTCTGATGTTTTGATTGTTCCACAACTTTCTGATGTAAAATCTCGAAATGATGTAAGTTTAGACGTCGCAACAGAGTTTAAATGTGGTAGATATTGGAAAGGTACGCCAGTTATGGCTGCTAACATGTCTACCATTGGTACACATGCGATGGCACTTGCTCTTTCCAATTATAACATGATAACTTGTCTTAAAAAAGGTTTTGATTATTATGATTCATTTGTAAAACAATATCCCGATAAAGAACATAATGTTGCACTTAGTCTAGGACTAGATGCACAAAGTAAATTATGGTTAGATACACCATCCATAAAAGATCCAACGTTTATTTGCTTAGATGTAGCAAATGGTTATATGAAAGAGTTTCATTCTTTTGTTAGAAAGGTAAGAGAGAAATGTCCAACTTCGATAATTATAGCAGGAAATGTAGTGACACCAGAGGGAGTGAAAGCATTAGCAGAAGCAGGTGCCAATCTTGTAAAAGTGGGAATCGGAGCCGGGTCAATGTGCTTGACGCGGAGAATCGCGGGAGTGGGTTACCCACAATTGTCCGCAGTAATGGAGTGTGCAGAAACCGCAGCAGCATTAGATATTGGGATCGTTGCTGATGGTGGAATAGTACACTCTGGAGATATTGCAAAATCTTTTGTTGCTGGTGCTGCATTTGTTATGATTGGTGGGATGTTTGCCGGACATGACGAGTGTGGCGGTGAAATTCGTCATAAAGAGCATGGACAGCTTACGATGTTGCATTACGGCATGAGCAGCAAAACTGCAAATGACAAATACAATGGTGGGCTGTCCACATATCGTGCGTCAGAGGGACGCACAGTGGAGGTTCCTTACCGTGGACCTGTATACAATACGATACAAGAAATTCTTGGTGGTTTGCGCTCGGCTTGTTCTTACGTTGGTGCTTTTGATTTGCCTTCTTTATACACCAATGGTACAATGGTGAAAGTGAATCGTACTATCAACAATATTTTTGAAGAGAATGAAATATGAATATTTTTGCTTTAGATAAAGATCCTCTTATTGCTGCTCAAATGATGTGTGATAAACATGTTGTAAAAATGATTCTTGAAGGTTGTCAAATGCTTTCAACAGTTCACTCTTTAGATACTGTACAAGATAATAAAATAAAATTGTACAAACCATGTTTTCATAATCATCCATGTACAATTTGGGCAAGAGCATCCAAATCAAATTATTATTGGCTAGCAAATCACACATTTGAATTGACTAATGAATACAGTAGTCGTTATTATGGTAAAATCCATAAATCTACTGATATGGCATATTGGTTTACTCAAAACGCACCAAGCAATCTTCCAAATACTATTTGTACTGACTTTGCACAAGCAATGCCAGAACAATATAAGAACGTTGATGGAGTAGCCGCATACCGTGCGTATTATCTTGGAGAGAAAGCTAAATTTGCTAAGTGGAAGTTAGGAAATGAACCTATGTGGTTTACCGTCGCTTCCCTTTCTGTTTAGGTGGCTCGTTTAATAATGGTGGAATAATTGGACTATTGGGGTCTTGAGTTGGTGTAACTTTTGGAGTTACTACAGGTTCTACTTTTGGTGGTTCTGTTGGTTTAATAGGAGTTTGTGCAACAGGCTTGGGTTCTGCCACTGGTGTACATACTCCATTTTCACAATTTAAAAATCCACTTTTAAATTTTTTAACATTACCAGCCCAATTTTGATTTAATTTAGTTGGGTCATTTGCAACATTTGGTGGTGCCCATCGGGCTCCCATAAAGTCTTCAAATGATAATTTTTTATCAGATGCTTCATATCTTTTTCTATTAGAAATAATAGAAGCTGCAGCCCAACCAGCCTGACGATCTAAAGACGTTTCAGGAGTATCTCCTGGTTGTCCCATGGCTTTTGGATCTAATACACCAAATTCTCGACCCTGTCTCCCATTTTCTGCTCGTCGTATTGCACCTAACATTGCTAGACCATCATAATCTTCTTTGTTAATACCATTTCGTTCTGCTGCACCCATCATTATTGCATATTCTTTTCCAAATTCTTTTTCTAATTTACTATGAAAATTTTGATGATATGTGTTAACTGGTTGTTTTACTTCGCCAGTATCTTCAAGCAAAAATTGTTTAAATCTTAGCATATATTAACCTTTGACTTTGCTGCAGTTCATGGTATAATATGACAAAGGAAACATACAATGAACGTTCAACTATTTAGACTAAACTCAGGCGAAGAAATTTTGACTCGATACGAAGAAACCGAAACAGGCTATGTCTTTAAAGACCCAGCAGTTTTAATTCCAATGGAACAAGGGCAAATTGGTATGATGCCTTGGATGATGTATACTGATATTTCTAACGGTGTTACTATTCCAAAATCATTTATTGTGTTTCATGTTAGCCCAGTAGCTGCATTGAAGAATCAATATGATGCTAACCTCAATAAAGGGATCGTTGCTCCTTCGAAGTCATCGAAGTTAAAGTTGACGATGGATTAAATTGGATATTGACACGATAACTAAACTTTATGTTCCTATTGCCAAACCTATATCAATGGCAATGGAAAGACAAAAGAAACATATTTCTATTATTTTATATAAAAAAGAAATTGTTGCTATTGGTCAGAATGAGTATAAGACTCACCCACAAAGTGTAAAACTTGGTTATAGGTATCCTGAGATGCATTCTGAGTTAGATGCATTCAGAAAAATCCCAAGAAGTTATCGTGATAAAAAATTAATCCTTCTTAATTTTAGATTTAATCGGTTTGGTGTTTATAGAAATGCTAAACCATGCCCAATATGTCACAAATGGTGTGCTGATATTTTTCATGACATCTATTACACAAGTGATGACGGAATTCTTAAATTAGAGGATTAACCAATGGAAACACGTAACATAATTGATCATTATCATTATTGGGAACATGATGCGATATTATCCGATTTGGACGATAAGCGTTTTAATTATTCAGTTGTCTGTTGTAATATTGGCAATGATTTTAATATTGCTACCGTTATACGAAACGCTAATGCATTTTTGGCGAAAGAAGTAATTATCTATGGCAACAAAAAATATGATAGGCGCGGCACTGTTGGCACTCATCATTATACCAATTTTCGTCATGTACGAACTATTGATGATTTTGGATCGTTTATTGAATCCAAATCATGTGACACCGGAGGACAGATCCGACTCATAGGAATTGATAATGTTCCTAATGCGAAGGATGTGAGTACATATGAGTTTGACCCTAACATTCATTATATAATGATTTTTGGACAAGAACAAATTGGTGTACCAGCAGAAATTTTAAATATCTGTAATGATATTTTGTATATTCCACAGTACGGTTCTGTGCGAAGTATTAATGTTGGTACTGCCAGTGGAATTTTGATGAATTCTTATTGTTCCAAAATCACACACTCTGGGCCTCGGAGTATAAAAATTTGGGGCTTTTTTGCTTGATGGTGTAACGGTAGCACCGAACCCTTTGAAGGTTTTTGTTTAGGTTCGAATCCTAATCAAGCAATTGATAAATATCTGGTATACAAATAATCACACCACTATTAACCCTGCAGAATCAATTGAGACTGCTTCACTGGCAAACTAAGTCCTATTCCGAGCATAAAGCCTTGGGACGCGCCTACGAGGCTCTAGACGGCATTGTAGACAACTTTGTAGAGACTTACTTCGGTAAATATGGGAACGTTAACGCCAAAGAAACTTTTAAGATTAATATTGAAAATTATTCAGATAAAAATGTTAAAGAAGTTCTCCAAGATGGTATTCGATATCTTGAAAATATGACAACAAATTTGTCAGAAAATGACACAGAACTACTAAATATCAGAGATGAGATGCTTGCTGTTCTCCAGCATACAAAGTATCTGCTTCGTCTGACATGAAAATAACAGAACTAACCTACGAAATCCGTTTGTTGGCTCGCAAAGAAATAGATCCTTCTCGTAAGGATCTATTTTACCAAGTAGCTAGTCTACTTGAATATACAGATGACCTTGTGAAACAATGCGATCTAGCAGTTTGTGATGGACTTAAGTCTGGCACGGGCCCCATTGATTTGAACGGGGAACAAATATGCCCTGTGGACAAAGAAGTTTTGGGAATGATGGATGATTTCATCACCGAACTTATCCACAAAGGTTATTTTCCCCAAGAAGATCGATGGGAAGAAATAAGAAAATTAGACGCAGCGTAATAAGGCTGTTCTAATATTCTTGGGTAGCGTGCTATGACTCTGGGCCTTAAAATTTGAAGGCATGGTTTTTTGCACTGCTTTATTCTTATAAGGGTTCTTTTTAAACATCCAAAATTTGCGTGTCTCTTCCATAATAAAATGGGTATAGATATAGCAATTTGCTTGCTTGATATACTTCTTTTTGTCAATCGGAAGATCGTACTTGTGTATCAATTTTACAGCAAATTGTTCGCATTCACGTTCCATCTTACGAACCCAGTAAAATGCCTTTTTAATAGTTTTAACGGAATATTCTTTTCCACCAAACCAATCAACTACAATAGAACAATGTCTATCGGCTGTATTGTAAATTTTTGATTTTTGAATCCATTGTAAAAAATGGCAATATTCATGTAAGAGCACATCTAAAAAATTTGGTGCTTTTCGGGCTACAGAAATTGTTATGTTATTGTCATCAAAACATCCGGAACAACGACTACCCTCAACATTTATTGCTTTACCGCGCCCTATGACCAATTTTCCATTGTAAAGTTTTAAATGTTTACGTACATGGGAGACAAACTGACGGTGTTTGTAAGTCATGGCGTAGGAGCCTCCGTTAGAACTATTTATGAATAAAACTACCCCAAAAGACAATATTTTTTTATTAAAATAAGGGCTTGACAATACCCTTGATTTGTATTATAATATGCAATATAGAAAGGTTACTAATATGAATGTTACTAATATCAAGCGTCCGACTAAGATTCAGCGTGTTTGCAACTATATGTCACGGGGAAACACCCTGACTGAGGGCAAGGCACGATCCATGTTCAAGATTCGAAATGTCCGTGCCACGATGAGCGATCTTCGTGAAGCATTTGACACCTTCGGTCATCGTATGGACGTGGTTCGTGAGACCAAGAAGGGTCGTACCTTCTACCGTCTGCAAAATACGCGTTCCCGCTAAACTTTCAAAAAAGTTTAGCCTTTCAAAAACCACTCCAGTAATGGGGTGGTTTTTTATTTGGGAGACCTAAATAGATGTAACAGGTGATTAATTTATGATATCAAGAAAATGTTGTTGTACGACTTCGAATACGTGCTGTGACCCAATTTTAAAAGACCAATTCGTAACTTTATTTGATACTGAATTAGATAGCGCATGCCCAGTATCTGATCAGGATTTAATTGTATTAAAAATTAATCGCCCTGGTGCCCAATCACATCGTAGAGAAATTTCCATAGGAACACCCCCGGTAGGTAATGGGGGAGGTCCAGGTGGTGGTGTAGGAGGAGGATCGGGGTGCCCATCGTGCTGTAGAACATGTTCTAGAGAAGGTTGTACATGCGGTCCATTGGTTCCAGGTGTTGGCAATATTAATATAGGTGGAACCCGCAGAACTGATATAGGTAAGCCATGTACAAAATGTTGTTGTATGGTTCCTAATGATTACCCTGGAGGATGTGCAGATTCCCCCTCATGTACTGCTGGATTCCAATTTAAAAATAACAACAATACACCACAACCATCAATAAGTAATATTCCTTCGGTTTTTAAAAGTTTTGTAAATAAAATTTTAAAAAATCCACCATCATTATTAAAACAATATAATATTCAAACTTTAGATTATTTAAACAGTGTAGAGGTTCAAAACGATAGACTTTTAAAAACTACAGAAAAACAAATAAGAACACCTACGACAAAAACTGATTTTAAAAATGAAAGATTTAAATCAACATTAGAATTTTTAAATAGATGTAAAAAATGTTTGCAGGACAATAATATTGATATTGATTGTGTTGATAATGAGACGAATCTATTATGCCAAGGTAAAAATACTAATATTTGTGAAAATTGTTCTGAAGAATGCATTAATTTTTGTGATCCAATTTATGGTGGAACACCACAACAAATAAAAAATAGTGAATTATTATTGAGTAATATTAATTACAAAGATAATATGTTAGCCTTAGATCCGGAGTTAGATACCACAGAAGTGTATTCTGGGACAAAAGATGTTACAAATTTAGTAAAAAGTCTTGGTGCAGGTGATTATGGTAATGATGTTACTTTACCAGATCCAAGTCAAAAACTATGTACTAAATGTTTATTTAGTGGTGGTAACCCAGCAGCACCTCCCATTTATTTTATTTACAGATATTCTTCTTGTAATTTTATATGGTACCCACCAGAATATGTTTTTAATTACAACAGAACACCAAGTCAATGTCCAGGATATATACATCCAACAGGACCAAGAACATGTGATTATTTTTTTGGTAGGATAAATCAAGCAGTTTCTGATGGTGCAGAAAGTGCGTTTGAAACCAGTTGCACATCAAATATATTTGATACCCCCGATAGTGGTTGTTCCAGAGATTATAATTCTTTTCCTTGTCAATGTACTCAATTTCCACATTTAAGTGGTGGAATTTATGATACTTTACAAAGACGTATTAATATTTCTAAGAAACAATTTTTTGGTGGATATATTGCAGGAAAAAATCCATTTTTACCAAAAGTAAAAATCTCGGAATTAGGGTGTTGTACTTGTTTTACCACACAAAGTACTTATGGTCCTCCGGAGGACTGTGCGGGGTCAGCAGAGCGTTTTAATACAAAAAGAAGTAAATTTTTATCGTATCCAAAAGCAAGTGGTTGGGGTTCCAGTATACAAGCTATAGGAATTGGTTGCACCGAAGATCGAGGTACCAGCCCACCAGCTTATAATCCAAATTATAATACTAGCTGTTTTAGTCGTGGTATTTCTCCATATTTAAGTAGAATATCTATTTCGCTTTATACTTTAGCATTTGATATTTTCCATTACGGTTCAGATAATCCAGCCCAACAGGAAACTTTAGGGGCAACCTATAGATCTTCTTCTATATTAGAAGATGGTAAAAAGTGGACGTCATTACGTTTTACTAAAATGTACAATAAAAAAGATTCTTTATACAATAAATTAGTTGGAATTGTATCTTTAGAACACCACTTTGAATCATGGGCTTATCACAGTAAAGCTCCCTTTTCTCCACAACCACCTTTGTTAATGAATCATGGTTTAATTTTATTATTACCTTATGAAAGAGCGTATGCTGGATTTGTAAAACCTTGTAGTTTTCAATATGAACCAAGAGCTGCAATGCGTTGGCAGATTCAGCGATATACTCCACGAACTGTTATGTATGGTTCTTCTGGTGTCCCTATCTTCTTTTCGGATCTTTATGCATTTGAACATTTATCACGTGAAAAAAATATTTTAATTGATGGTGAAACATTTAATGGTTCTAAATTTTTAGAACAGTATTATTTGTATTTTTACAATAATATTATCAAACCTTCTATTGTAGGTGAACCTTATGTTGAACCAATAGATGTTTCAATGTATGAATATGTAAAGACATGTCTTACTGAAATGATTAGATATAATATTATCAGTATCAAAGACCACGCAAAAGATATTGCTGATGAATTAATTGAAATACTAGACCAGATTACTGTTGAAACTATTGAAGGTGAATCTGTTGTAGTATTCCCGAATAATTTTATTAAAACACAAATTGGTGGATCTGCTGGTTATTATTATATGATAACTTTTTTAAAGCGTTTAGTTGGTTTTGATATTGGTAATAATCCTATTACGGATTGGGCGTCACTTAAACCATACGTAACAGCTAAAGTTATTAAGAGAATGATTAACCCAGATAGTTTGGGCACTTTAGCAAATTATAGAAAAAGTCTTCCGGGCCCAATGTTCTTAGGACCAAGAAGAGTTAAATTAATACCAACACCACTTTCATCTGGGTTAACAGCATGGGGGTGTGATCCAGAAGAAGGATGTTCTTCGTATAATCCATCTCCACTTGATATACAATCAAATGTTAATTTAGTGTATTCTTCTGTTCATACAAATGATCTTGGTACTAATTTTGCTATTACTGTAAACGGTAAAGTTCAAATTACAGGAAATAATTCTGTTCCTGTATGTAATACCGATACCGATACAGCTAATTTTACAACATCTCTTGGTTGTGTCCCGTTACATTTAAGTTATGTTCAAGATCTTTTAGAAAATCCAGCAGATGCTGCTCCTGGAAGTATAGAAAAAATTTCTTGTAAAGGTAAATTTGCTGTCGCCTTGGTAAACTATGGGGCATTTCCTGTAGGAAATCATCTTGGTAATGAAAATAGCAACGATACAAATAGAAAATTAGATTCTAATTGTGGTGTTCAATGGGTTGCAAGTGGTCCTTCTGATCCAAACTATGGTGGTATCTATCGCCAAGATCCAAGTTTTAGTTTTTGGGGAGTTTATCCGAGTTGTCCTGGTTATGGATATGGCGTTAATGATAATACATTTGCTTTAAAAACATGGGGACCAGATAATAAATATGGTATTTTTTATAATCCCCCAGGTAAATTATATTATTGTCCTTCTTCTAATGATAGTAATGTTGCACCTAACGGAATATTAAATACATTACCTTTAAAAAATAGATATAGATTTTGGATAGATGCTGCAGCAGGCGCCAAACATTGTGTTGCTATTACTGGTGATGGGTGTTTATTTGTAACACCAGAAAGTGATAATACATACAATCAATCATCTTATGGAAAAGCACCAACCCAAGTTTCTGGTAATAGTGATTTAACATATATTGAAAACATGCCTGTACCAGGTTATTTTAAAGATATTGACTGGAATGGAAACAGTCTTACAGAATGGAAAGCAAAACATTGCGGTGGTAATTTCCCCCGCATAAAATGTGATATTAGATGTTATTTGTATTCTATTAATAATTACGATGATTTGAATCCTGATTTTCCTTCTGGAGTTTATTCTGGTACCCCTGGGTATTTTGATATTACACCAGAAAGACCTTTTTATACAAATGTTGGTGCCGGACAATATCACAGTATTGCTGTTTCTTCTGATCAGAATTTAAAAGTCTGGGGTAGTTATGTCAAAGTAGATCAGTCTGGTAATATTCTTGGACCAAATCAACAAGATATAACAGGTAATACTGGAATAAATCCTATACAAGCATTTTCACCAACCAATCTCATTAATCCAGATAGATGGACGCTTGGTGGAATAACATTAGGGTGTGTAGGTCAGGATGTTAATAATCCCGATAATTATGTATATACTACCGCAACAAAAGATCCAGCTACTATTAAAATATTTCAAGTAGATGGTGGACCTGATTATAGTCTTGCTGTAACGGGGTCAGATACACCAGTTAATGTTATTATTTGGGGACACTCAGAAATGGTTTCCGCATTAAATAATACTGTAATTTCTGGTTTAACCGGATCTGATACTAAATCTTACAACTATATTGAAAAAATTATAGCTGGTGTAAATTCTTTTGGTGTATTGTACCGAAGACAAAATAATGCTCAAAAATTCTTAGATATTTTTACTAGACCTTCGCGTACAGCGAAATCATATGATTTTGGTGTTGATAAATTGCCATATACCGAATATGATTTTGAAGATGCTGCTCTGAGTTATGGTCATGCAATTGGTATTGTTAATAGTGGATACAGAATTAATACCTGGAAACAAAGTTCGTTTAATTCATATACAGGACATAATTTATTACAATTTAATAGTACTGGTGATCTTCCGTTATATTTCCAAAGTCAAGCTTTCTTTAGATGTGTAAAAGGACACTGGGATTTTTCCAAATGGTTATTTGGTAGATCGTGTAAGCAGTTACAGGGCGAAGAACAAGACAATGAAGTAATAAAAGAAGACAAGTGCAGTATCTACTGGAAAAAAGGTGAAGCAAATTTATGTTTTACAGGTCACCCAAAATATTATTGGATGAAACCCAATGATAGAAGATACCAAAAAGTTACTCCATTGCACACAAGAGATCCACAAGAAGATCAAACTGGTTGTGGTCTTCTGCGCGATGAAAATGGTGACGATGGATTACAACCCGCTGATTATGGTACAGGAAGCGGAAGTCAAACAAATGGAGATGCAAATCGTCAATTAGGTGAATTGATTGGTGGGTGCTATTCTGGTAGAGGTGATATATGTTGGGTAGGCGATGGATCACCCAGTGCTTACCAATACACAAAACAGTCAACTCAATTAGGTACCGGTAATCGTTGTGATTGCGAAGAAGCATGTGGATGTCCACCAGAATCTGAAACTTATTATAGGTATGATTGTGGTGCACCCAATAGTTTTGAAGGACTGGGTACTATGTGTTTTGGTGATGGTGTTTACGGAAGATCTGGTTTTTCTTCAAATAAAGATTTTTTTGTTCAATCTCACAAATATTTTGGAAAAACAAAATCACGCGAAGCAGTTGAGGGCGTAGGTGGAGTATGCTGTGGTGTTGTTGATACAAATATAACTTATTTTTATTATGCAAAAAAATGTTTTTATTATGGTTATAATTCTACTACTGGGTTGTATGAAGTAAAAAACGCACCTTTAAAATATAGATCATATTACTGGGGTGATGGTAGAACAGGTGCAAATCCTGGTGCTACTTCGGCAGTTTATATGAATTATACGATGACTCCAGAAGATTGTATTGTAAAATATTATCAAGTAGATTATTATATGCAATACCCAACAGTTTATGTTGGTGGAGCTCGTTTACGACAATTAAAATTAAGTTTTTACACTTCTATTAACCTCGGTCAAGGGTCACCATGTGATCAGTGTTTTTGTAACGCAAATGATCCATGTTCACCCAATAATCAATGCCCGGATACATGTTCTGGATGCAAAGATGTCAATGCTGGTAAAAATTTACTTGGACCGGGTGGATGGATATACAATCCTGGAGCATTATGTAATAATTCTTCAATTGGTGATATAATACCAGTATACAGAGGAGGTGTTCTTAGTAGTTCAATTGCCTTGTTTGATCAAACTTTATATCTCGAAGCTGGTGCATCAACATATTTGGGACCTTTAGTAAAATTTGGTCCATATACAGGAAGATTACCCCCAGGGTTTACTGCAACATGTTATACAGGTCCAGCTTGTCCGTGTCCAAACTATGAAGCTAATTGTGCTGGATGTAATTTACAATGTAATGCAAATGCAGTTTATGATGTTCTTGAAGAATATGATATCGATGATTTAACAAAATATAATTTAGTTGGAGACAAAATAACGTATACAAACGAACAAACAGGTAAATTGTTTAGAGTTTATGAAGAATTAAAATCTACCTGGATGCTTACCGGAGCGACATATGATCCCCCAGCATTTCAGGGTGGTTGGGATTTATCGAGTGGATGTTCAGACTTTGCTATAGATAAGTTCTATGGATTCCTTAAATATGAAAATGGAAATACTGCTATGTATGGAGTTGCTTCAGATTTAACTTGTTTATCAATTACAGATTAAAAATAGGAAAAATATATGAATTTTAATAATAATCATTTTGTGTCAGGAGAATCGTATTCAGGAGATGGTGTAAACACATTTACACGAGATAGTTTAAATACAAATCCGGGATTAGATGTAGGGCTTTATACAGAAACTAAAAACGAAACTGCACCATCAGAATATAGTAAATATATTAATTTTAACTTTACTATTAAAAAAGTAATAAAAATACATAAACATTTAATAGGATCCGGAGACATAATAGATTATGTTACGTCTATTACTGGTATTAAAAGATTTATAATTTATATTACAAAAGGTAATTGTGGATGTGAAAATAGAAGAAAAAAATTCAATAAAATTTTAACGATTCCTTATTATACTATATCTATTAATAATTTTTCATATATTGATGAAATTGTAAGCGGCTACAAAAAAGAAACAGTTAAAATTAAATCAAATTCAACTTCTTTTGATCAAATTTCAGCTGAACATATGCAAGGTCATATTGCACTATTTGCACCAAAACAAACATTGGTTACACAATCAAAAAAATCAGGTTGTGGGTGTGCAAATAAAAAACGTTGACAATTCAAATAATATGTGATATAATACAATTAACGAAAGGTTACACATGGAAATTAAGTATTTTAAGATGATGAATGGTGAAGAAGTAATTGCAAAAGCCAAAAAGGTAAACTCTGATTGGTACATGGAAGACCCTGCTCAAATTATTCATTTACAGGAATATAAGCTAGGGTTAGCAAACTGGCTACCGTACACAACAATCAAAGAAGGTGCATTGATTCCTAGTACCGCAATCATGTTTGCTACTGATGTAGCAGAAGACATGATTGAATATTATGGTCGGTGGGTTGACCCAAATCTTGTTGTAGAACAAGATGCAGTTACTGAAGTGACTAAGTAATTTTAATAAATATTTGCGTGTTTAAAGGCAAATATAAAAAGAAACTATCTGATGGTTCTTTGGCTACGTATTCCACAAATGATGTTGTTATGTTTCATGGAAAATTATACGCAGCCAAAGAACCTATTTCTTTGTCTCCACTAGAAAACACAAATTCATGGACTTTTGTTGGCTCTACTGAAATTTTTAATTCAGACAACCCACCGTTAAATCCAGAGATTGGACAAATCTGGGTTAAAGATGGTATATATTATTCTTATTACTACGATGGTAACAACTATGCTTGGGTTGCTATTTAATTTACTAAAACTATAAGTTCTAGAATAGAAGTAGTTTCTCGTTCTAATCTAAGAAATATATTTGTATTCAATCTGGTTTCTGTACCAGCAAATACAAACGCAGCACCTTCGGTTCCAGGTGTACCAAGTAAATAAGACAAACCTGTTAATGGAATTGAACAATTTCTGTCAGCAAAAGCACTAATAAGTGTTCCATAATTTCTAGAATCCGATAAATCAATTTTGAAATTAATATCACGAACAAATGAACCAGCTGTAATTGTTAATGTATTTGTTACAATTTCATCAACATAAATTTCATTTATAGTTGTGTTAGATAACAGTAACGGTATTTGAAAATCTGTTGAAGGGACAAAATCAGTTACCACAGATTTTCTATAAGTTAAGTGATATAATTTTAACAGTTCTAAAGATATCGGTGTGGTAATTGGTGTGTTGGTTGATAAATTTAAACTTTTTAAAGTTGTATTCTGGTACCACGATTTTAAAATATCATAAGTTGCAGTAGTCAAATATCGCAACTCAAATTGTTTTTTATTCTGATACTCAATAAATCTAGTAAAGACACCCGGGTCAACGTAGTTATATCTAACGACACCGTTGATGGTTTCGTCATAGTTTAATGCTTCGATACTTGGGATACCGCGCATATACGTAGATACTAAACTATTCTGAAAATATAGATTTTCATTTGTGATCGTAGATGATTGGGATAGTAATACAACTTCTGATCCATCATTTAACACAGTAAAGTTTTTAACCGGAATACGTCCAGTGTTTGAAGTACTCTTTTCGACTTCAACATATTCTTCATAACCAAAATCACTACCGTATAAACCAAGGTACTTAAGGTTTAATGGGTCATTATTTGGTAACTTAGACAGTAAAATATTTGCTGTAGAACCATTAATGGTTGTAAACTGAATTGCATCTGTAAATAAGTTTGCATCATATATGCCAGCTGCTAATCCAGATGTACCAGTTAAACCAGAAAAATATAAAAACTCATTATATGCTCCGGTTTTTCCCTGCAAAGTAAATTGACCAGACCACGTTGTCTTTGCACCTGTATCGATGTTTACGTAAACACCAGAACTAAACGCACAAGTATTACCAACAGACATAGTATCAAAAAAGATTTTTAAGAATTTTAAATCGTTTGAATTTTTACTATGAGAATAATTAAAGAAATAACTATTTCCCGAAGCCAAAATATTTGGAGTCGATTGAATAATTCCTTTAGTTAAACATGGATTTGCTGTTGCCCCAACAAATTCCAAAGTAAAGGATTGTGTTGATTTTACTACTGTTAGTGGGACAGCCATATTTAACTAGCCATGTATGAAATTATTTGTGTGGATGACTTGGCGCGAATATAAATTTTATTCAGGTTGATTACATCCAAGAAAACATTCTGACCAGGATCAAGTTCATATCCTGTAACTGCAGCACCATCTGAGTGAATATAGATCAAGTCTGTATTCGCAGAGGATGCTTTCAGATTTACGCCACTCCCGGAAGTATAACCAGAAGCCAACAACCAAGTAACTCCAGTTGTTGCGGTAACTCTGCCAGCAGTAAACACTGATGGTCTTGCCGCACCAGACGCAATCAAGGCTGCGTTCAGGGTAGTCATCAACCCATAGATGGCAGTCATTCCAGTTAGAATATTTGTATCATTGATACCAGCGGTACCCGTTACAGTAACATTTTGTGATACACCACCAGAGAGACCTTCAACTCTCAGAGCAGAAGTAGATCCATAATTTTGTACGTAGATAACTGGATTAATACTCGCAGTTATATTAATATCTTGGAGATAAACTTTAAGAGCATCGCCAGATACACCGATGGCTGTATTGCCTACAGTGACAAGAGCAGAGCGAATAAAAGGGTTACCATCGTAACCATATACCTTAATGCTGGAGTTCGTATACGTGAGAGGAATGCCCCCAGTGATCGCTATGGGAGCTCCGCTGACACCAAGGACACTTACGGTCCCCTGAACAGTTACAGGACCTCCTGCGCTATTTCCTTGTACAATTATAGGCGTAGTAAAATTAACAATGTTTGCAGTGATACCTGCTGATAGGATGACAGGTAGCGGGGTAGTACTACTGACAACTGTAGAGCTGGCAGTATTACCATAGGCCATTTTAAAGACCTGGTAATGACTACCGCTTACTTCATTGGTAGCAAGAGAGGCGGTAAGTCCTGATGCAATATTTACTGTAATATTATTTGCCATTGATACTCCGAATCACATATATTTAGGGTATTATAAGTATTGATATTTTTTTTAAATTCTGGTATAATATCTACATGTATCTAGACGAAAATATAAAATTAACATTTTCAAGCAAAGTACTTGAAAGAGTACAAAAAACAAAATTATCATATATGGATTGTGTGTTGGAATTGGCAGAGGAAATGAATATTGAACCAGGTGCTGCTGGGAAACTTTTAACAAAACCTTTAATTGAAAAAATTCAAGAAGAAGCAAAAGAATTGCATCTTATGAAAGCAGTTAAAGGAAAAAAGTTACCGATTGATGGTTGACATTCACCCTAAATATGATAGAATAAACAAATCAAGGTAGGTCCTTGATAATTTTCATGGTCTGGGTAGTCCCCAGAGAAAGGTCACTATATGGGATCGTTTTCAGATTTTAAGAAGCGTAGTAAGAATTCTATCGAGGACTTGAGCAAGAAGCTAGTCAGCCTGAATAGTAAAGAAAACTATAAGGATGATCGGTTTTGGAAGCCAGGAGTTGATGCATCCAAGAATGGTTACGCTGTAATTCGTTTTCTTCCGTCCATTGAGACCGAAGAAGTTCCCTTCATTAAACTTTATACTCACGCCTTTAAGGGCAAGGGTGGCTGGTTTATTGAAAATTGTCGCACCACATTTGGCGAAAAGTGCCCAGTGTGCGAAGCCAATACCGAACTCTGGAACAGTGGATTAGAGGAGGACAAGGACATTGCACGATCACGTAAGCGTAAGCTTAATTACATCAGCAATATTTTGGTCATCAGCGATCCATCAAATTCAGAAAATGAAGGTAAGGTATTTCTCTTCAAGTATGGAACAAAGATCTTTGAGAAGGTTCAGGCACTTATGTCTCCTGAATTCAAGGATGAGACTCCCGTTGATCCCTTTAATTTCTGGGAAGGCGCAGACTTCAAACTCAAGATTCGTAATGTCGGTGGTTATGTAAACTACGACAGAAGTGAATTTTCAGCTCCAGCACCATTGTTTGGTGGAGATGACAAGAAGCTTGAGGTTCTGTGGAAGAAGCAATATGCTTTGGCTGAGTTTGTGAATCCTACTGGCTTTAAGTCATATGACGAAGTCAAGGAGCGATTCAAGAAGACTGTTGGGGATGATATCCGCGAACAGTTTGATGAGGCAAATGAGAAGACTGTTGAGGATGACTCAGCAGTAGAACAGATTCCATCGGAAGATACCGATACTCTGGACTACTTCAAGTCTCTAAAGAGTAAACAAGACTAAAGAGAGCCCCTGAAAAGGGGCTCTTCTTATTTTACTCTATATGATGGTGTGCTAGAAATTTGATTAGCGGTCATAGTAAATAAAGACTGTGAGTTTTGAATGGTAACGTGTTCACTGTCATAATCTTTTGAACCTTTATCTTTATTTGATTGGTTTACTGTTGATGCAATATTTTCAAAGGCAGGTTGTAACATCTTCAATGTATCTTTTTGAAGTTTTTTTCCTGTCATTTGTTTAATTTTTTTATCCATTTCATCTAACATAGCTTCATTATTTTTTATATTATCTGCTGTTGGCGATTTTGCATTTAATTTTCTTGTTTCTGCCTGTATCATAGGAGCTGTTGGTGCTTTTGGAATCAAAGCTTTTATTAACTCTACTCCCTTTGGTCTATTTTTATCAACTTTTAATTTCTCAATAGTTTCTGCTTGAGGTATTGCAGCCTGTGGAATAATAGCAGATGGTTTAAAAGCAGCTGGTGCAGTTGGATTAAGTAATTTTTGAGAACTTAAAATTGCTGGATTTTGTGTATTAAGTAATTTTGGTGCATTTAAAAGTGATGGAATAGTATTAGTTGGTTGTGGTGTAACAGGAAGTGTTGGTGTCGTTGGTGGTGCAGATAATTTAATTTTATCCATAGCACTTTCTTTACTATCTGTTCCCAACATTGCTTTTTTATTTTTATCCATATTTATCTCATTAAATCAGAATTATATTGTTCTTGTTTGTTTTGATTTTCTTCTTCGAGATGACTTTGTAACATGTTTAAATATATTTCATATTCCCATGGATACATATTTTCAATCTCAGATACTGATAGTCTCTGTGAATTTGTTAGTAAGAAGACCATTTTATAATAGTCAACTAAACTAAAATAATTCACGCTCAGGTAAAAAAACGCAAAAAGCCCTCAACAACAATAGTTTCTTCTCCATTAGCAACATCATAAGTTAATTTAGGACCATCTTTTAAGAAGTTTTTTAAGAGTTTAATTTCACTTAAATAAATTTCATCTAAGATTTTAGTAATATCACTGGACTTAAATAAACTAATATCATGTCTTTTATTACCAATGGTTATCACTTTTATGATTTTAGTTAATAACTTATCGTCATCAATTGATGTTAAATCATAATAATCACATACTTTTGGTTGTGATACTGTTAAAATAATATTTTTGTTAGTTGAAATATCTTTTGTTAAAGCTCCATTATTAAATTTAATATTGGGGATGTTTAATTCAAAATTAACTGGAATCGGACCATCCAAAGATAATTTAATATTTTCTTCTACACTTTTAGCTCTTATCTGTAAGAATAAAAATTCTAAGTCAGCAAGATATAACTGTTCTGGGTTTTTAATATTAGAGCAACTTTTTAAAATATTACAGATATTTTTTAATATGCTACCAACATGAGTTTCTTCTGAAATAATAGATATAGTTTTTTGGTCTCTTATTTTGAAAGGGCTATAGAATACATCAGTTCCACTCACAGGTAAAACTGTTTTGTATTCTGGTTGCGCAGTTTTTATATCATTTAAAATTGTATCAATGTCTGTCATAGTGTTATTAATCTGCTTCTAGAGTAAGATCGTAATATCGAAAAGCAAAACGTACAGTTATTTTTAAATATTCATTGGTGTTTAATGAAGAAAATTGAATAGGTGCAATCTCTACAGGAAAAATTTCATAAAACTTATATGTTGCTGTAGGTGTACCATTCAAATTAAGAACATCTAATGTCATTTGATTATTTTTTACTGAAACACCATAATATTCACTTATCCAAGCCTTTGATCCTGAGCCTGGATTTTGGTAATATAAATTTTTCATCCAATTATCAAAAGCCTGTGGTAATCTATAATCACCAAAAACAGGAAACGTGACAAGCACACCGTCTTTATAGGAAATACCTCTAGGTTGAGATCTCCCTAATCCTGGACCAGCCAAACCATCAGCTTGTGTATTTATTACGACGTCAGGAAGTAATACTGTTTCAGCAATATATGTTTTTGGTGCACCATCCCCTCCTGGGTTTGCAGTAAAGAAACTAGGTAAATACTCCCCAGAAAATTTAATTAAAAATCTGTTTGCTCTTTGTAAACCACCAGAAGCCGTAATTTTTTCTTTTAATGCTGAGATTGAGGTATTGATATCAGGCACAGAATATGTCCTTTTCTGTTAAAATTTGAAATTGCATTTGATGTTTTTCACAAAATTTTTCTGCTGCATTCCATTTTGCTTTATTGATTTCAAAAATTAATTTGTCTTTACTTGACGCTGATTCTTTTAGGTGAACCTGTTTTAATGGTTTGACTTCTACTATAATTGATTTGTGTATATTATTTTGTTCAACTTGAATCAAAAAATCAGGAATATATCTATGTACTTGTTTGTCAACAGGATGAACATATGGAATTTCAATTTCCTCAAATGACCATTTTTTGATCTTTTCACTTTCATCAAAAAATTTACAAACTCTTCGTTCCCACAAAGATCTACATTTTATGGAGTTTTTAGATCCTATGTATTTGTTAGGGTTTTTAGGAGTAAATGTAGTTTTATATGCCATGGACTAGAATATTTAGGTTATATTCCTGCTAAATAATTTTATATGCCAGTCTATCGCTATCCTCTTGATCCATATGATGTTGAAATACCATTTTGGTGTGCCTTTAAATGTGCTGAATATTCTGTGATTAATGAAAAAAGAACAAGAGCACATATAAATGCGAATCCAATAGCTACAATTCTGTTACCTTTTACTGGTGAACCTAAGATGACAATGGAACATAAATTTGTAGAAGGTACTAATCCAGTGGGTCCAGTTTTGAGTCTGGCTGGACTTAAAAATTCAAGTGGTGGTGATGAGGGATTTTTAGAAAGACTTTCTGCACCAGCTGCCGCTTTTTATGAAACAACATTCACTACGGATACTTATAGAAGATTTAGTAATGTTACGGAAGCTTCAATGACTAGTGAAGCACGCAGAACGTTTACTTTTAAATATTTACTTGTTCCAAAAAATGACAATGAAGCAGAAGCTGTTGATAATATAGCAAAAACTTTTCGGAATTTGTCTTATCCTAAAATTGTTCCAGGGTTACCTGAAAGAAGTATGCCACAAAATATTTGGACTATATCTGCTATTGGTAATGTTGCTGGCGCAGAAAGTGATCCCAGTATAACTAATAGTTGGTTGGGCGATCCGTTACCATGTGTCTTACAACACATGGAAGTTGATAAAGGAGACCCAGCAGATCCAGTTTTAAAGATTCTTCCCAACTCAAAATCTTTAATGACTTTATTAACTATTACGTTTTTAGAATTTGAAACAGGAACTTATGCTCCTGACTTTCAGGGTGGTCTATTATTATCAAAATCTGAAGTATCATATTTAGGGGACGCAGCAGGATGACATATTTTACAAATTTTCCTAAAATTAAATCTACTATAAACAATAAATCTATAGGTATGATTGATATTTCTTTTGGTCTAGACTATGACCCAGAAGAATTTTCTTTTTCTACTACTTCAATGGGTACATTCAAAACTGTTGGTAATTTATCAGCTAGTATTTATGCAAAAAATGCCAATAATTTTTGGGGTTTAATGTTTGCAAATGAACAAATAAACCCATGGACTTTTTTACAAGAAACTCCTTCAGAGTTTATTAATTCAAATAAAGATTATACAGCTTTTTATTGCAAATATAATGGAACAAAATTAGACCCGAATGCTTATGTCCAATTACAACCAGATGATATCATTGTAAATGGTGTATATGAGTCTGGAACTACCGCAGCACAAAGTATGTTTACAAATTATGATACATATTTTGATAATTATGGCACTAATATAGTTGTAAAAGGATTTGGGGATACAAAAAAAGCTCAAATATCTAAAACCATTGGATCGACTGCCTCTTATGATTTAACGAATGTAGATAATCAATCGGGGGCAGTTTATCTTGTTATTTTACGTAAAGGTTCTACCGGATATTATATTGCAAATTCGCCTCCTGGTTTCGGTTATGGTACTATAATAAACCTAAAATCATATTCATATCTTGCATCATCAGCTTTCTTTTCTAAGAAAGATATAGCAAGCATAGTATCACCAGTATCATTAATTGAGGTGAATGATTCTATACAAACAGTAGTAAATGGTGATGCACCATCTGCACTTGCAGAAGAAGTATTGACAGAACAATATACTCAAATTTCTACAGAACAATCATATGCCAACACATATCAGGCTACTTCTACTGTAAAATATTTAAATAACAGTGATCTTGGTACTATTCTTAAAAAGTTAATTTAAATTATGCAAAATCCTATTTCGACACCATTACAATCGATTATTTTAAAATCACGTTTATCCACAGGTGATTCTGATTTTGATATTGAATTGATGAAAAATAATAAATTTTGTCAATTTGAACGTATGGAGTTAGAAGAAAGTATTAACAATATTTTTCCTACGGGTGCTCTTATTGTTAGAGATACTAGTGATATAGTGACTTACATTGCTACAAAGGAAATTAAATCAATTATTGTTTCTATAGGTGATCCTGATGATAGTAGCTCTGAAAAATATGAATGGACTATTACATCAATAACGTATGCCAATAATGCTATCTCTGAAATAGATCAAAGTTTTGTAGTTATCTATTTTACAAATAAACTATTCCAAGAATCTCAAGGAAAATCATTTTATGACGAGATTACTTATGAAACAAATTCTAATGGCGAAGTAACTGCAAATCCACGTTCTTTGTGGTATATATCATATCCATTTGTAACGACACCCGAACATATTATCAAAACATATGGATACAGATCAGTTTTTTCAAAACCATTATTTAATCTGAGAGATTCTGAAGGTAACGATATAATATTAAAGGGTTGTGGTATAAACAATAATATTAAAAATAACTTTGAACCTAAAAATGCTGTTTTGTTTAGACCCAAAGTGGCAGATGCAAATAGAGAAGAACAATACCAAACGAATATAATTTCATATTTAAATTATATTTTTACATATGCGGTTAGTGCTCCTACTGAAAGTAATCAGTTAAAACCTTATTATATGTTTTGGACTGATTTTACAAATTGTTTAAATTATAAATTTTTTGATCTTCGCAGTGATTTAGCTACTGACAAATATAAATTTGATCTCGATCCTACTGATCCATATCATATCCAACCATATGGTGTGTATGATTCACCTGATGTTCAACGTCTTTTAAAAGATGTTGATGGTGAAGAGATTGAATGTAAAAAAATATATGTACTAGTAACAAATCCAGCTACCAGTATTATTAATAAAAATTATTATTATATTCGAAGCACACCAATATACATGGAAATACCAGAATATGGTCTTTCTGGATCAACTACTGATCCTGTTAATTTGATGAGCCCATATTTAAGCGACTCTGCAAATACACATTTAACCACAGTCACCAACTATACAGAAAATGTTTCTGGTGGCGTGACCTATAGTATGAGAACTATGGCTCTAGAAGATGCCAATTTAACATATCTACCAGATCGAGGATTTAATGGGTATGCATCCGATTTTACTCAAAGCAATACAAAAATTAACACAACTGATGCTGTTGCGTCATACGAATTTTTATTAAATCATATTCAGGCTACTCCTCTTGGTTTACGTGATTCATATCAACAACCAAATCCACAGACACCGTTATATCCATTTAACGATAATCCCTACATGTGGCAATATATGTACGATCTAACTCGAACACATCCAAATTTAGTTAGAGTTGAAGATGGTGATGTTGTATCTGTGAAAGAAGTTGATTTTTATAAAGACTTGTCAGATTTATTATATACCGATGGTGGAGATATATTTTCTCAAACTGTAATTACTGCATTATTAGAATCTGTTACTTTAAATAAAGTTTTGCGTGCCAAATATAAAGCAATGGGTGATAAAAATAATTATGATAATTATCGCCGAAAGCAATTAGAACAAACTGAAAAAGAAAATTTTGTTGCCAATGTCTTATGTTGTATTGGTGAAGATCTCGCAGCAAAAGAAGATTGGTTCTTTGCTAAAATTACAGGATTTATTCCAGATAATAGAAAATTACGTGATGGTATTGGGATTGAAGGAAACGATATAAAACTTGGTGCTGTTGCTGATGCTTGGTTATATTCGTGGAAAAAATTAGAACCTGGACCTCTTTTTGTTGGTTTGACTGCAGGCGTAACTGCTGATATTGAAAGATTTGCATCATATCATAGTATGATGCATGGATGGACAACCAGCCCATGTATAGGTTCAACTGGTATGCCAGATCCATATTTTATTAATACAACTTATGATGCCAACGGTATACCCGCCATGAAACATGGTGGTTCGTTTACTGGTATGGCATCGTGGGCAATAAATCTTAACGAACGGCTAAACGGACAAAATGATAATATGCATACCAGTCCCAGCGCACCTGGAGAAAAGGGTACCGATACTAAAAACTACAGAGGACCAGGATATTTTAAAGATAATATCACTACCAATGGTCAATTTGCGTATAAACCAATTGGATTTACTGGAAGTCTTTTTAACCATAGTAATGCTTTACCAAATGGTCCTGGTTACGATAAATGGGAATCAGCTTCACATATTGTAAAAATGTACAAAATTAGAGTGAATAAATTAAGAGAGATGGGTTGCATACCTCCTGCACCAAATCTAGATAATGAATATATGTATTACTTTATTGCGGAAAACGCAGTTGACGGAATCTGCTAATGGCTAAAAAAATAACAATCCTCGGAACAAATATATTAAAAATTCAAACAGGTAATGCTGTTGCTAATAGGGATGTATATACTTGTGCAAATCCAAAAATTACCACCGGTCAAGTAGAAGCACCATATACTTTAGAAGAATGCTATGATCTTTTTCCAGAAATTAAAAAGATTGCTCTTGCTTTAGGTGTTGGAAATACTTATAGTTTGGAGGCTAGTTTTGGTTTAAGTGGTTCTACCAGTGGAATTTGTATATGTGGTTTATCTGGTGCATCAGGTTTGGGTATAGCAGGTGGTTCTGGTGGATTTACTTTAATCTTTGGGGAACCAGATCCAGAATGTGTAAACATTTATAATATATTGGGTAAGGATTGGGCTGGATGTTTTTGGCCTGACCCAATGGCAACCTTTAGTTGTAACTGTCCATTATACGGTGATATGTATGAAAACTTCTTAAAGTATCGCTTAGGATCTGCAACTTTTTGGGATACACCAATCAATGTACCTATTGAACGTCAAGACTTTATAGAATCAATCAAAGAATTGATTGAAATCACAATTGCTGGTGATTTGAGTCAACGCCCGGGCGATATTGTATATTTAAAAATGGATGATCCTACGGGGTTGGCTACTCTTAGTGATGATAATCCATCACAACACGTAAAAACTGGGTACTATTATATTATGCGTGCTAAAAATGTAATAAAAAATGATGGTGGACATACTACAATTTTATCTTTGAGTACTATGACAAATTCTAGGTTCTATAAACCATATGCAGAAGACAAACCATATGAGTCAATTTAAGTATAGAAATTACCCTAAATAAATGGGTACATGGAAAAAATAGATTTTGATATTCTTTTAGCTACAATACCTTCTACAAATGACAGGCAAGATGTATCTTTGGTTGAAGGTAGCTATACTATAGCACAACAAATAAAAAATATTGTATTATTAAATAAATCAGAAAATAGTTTTAATCAGGGTTTAGGAACAGATATTCAAAATTTGTTAAGTGGAAATCTTGTAGATGTATATCTTGCTGTTGATCAAATCAATACAGCAATAATATATTCAATTCAAAATATATACAATGTTAGAACTAGAATAACTAATAATTTGGGTATCTTGGATATTAGAGTTAGGTATGATTATCGTACCAAAACATCATCTACCCCAAACCAAGAAGTAACAATAAGAATGGATACAAATATATGAATTATGATTATAGTACACTAAATGTAGGCAAACTTGATTATGATTCTATCAAATCAAGTTTAGTAACATTTTTACAAAAATATCCACAATTTGCAAATTATGATTTTGCAAACCAAGCATCAGCCATCAATATGTTCTTGGATATTTTGTCTACAAATACTGCATATAATGGTTATTATTTGCATTCTGTATTAACAAATTCTTTTCCAACAACAGCTTCAACAAAGCGCACGTTACTTTTAAACGCTGGTTTACATGGTGCGTTTATTTCTGATAGTGTTTCTTCTCGGTGTACGGCAACAATACAAAATAAAGAAACTACTGCTATTCCAGCATATAGTGTTTTTAATGGAACACAATCAAATGGATCTCCGTGTTCGTTTTATAATATAACACCTATCCCAGTGACTGTTGATGATAATACAACGGAGGTTTTGTTAGTTGCGGGAAAGACAATAACCGAATTTAGTAATTATGACCAGACAAAACAGGTAATTTCTATTCCTCTATCATATGATCCATCTACTGTTTCTTTTGGTTCTTATGCTACTGATGGTAGCGAAGTTTCATGGAGCAGAGTAGATAAATTTTCAAATAATTCTGGAACTAAAATATTTACTGTTTTAAACGGTCCTAGTGTTTATTATGTTACTAATAATATTTCTGGAGCAGAACTTATTGCAGGTGCAGCAGTTTGTCGAGCCCTAGAGTCTTCGGGAACTGTAACTGATTCTGCAGTAATTTCAAATGCAAAAAATTATCCTAATGTGACTATAGTAACTCACACAGTTCCAACTGGTGGAAGAGATGGAACAACCAAAGATTATATTCGAACATATACTCAGTATGCTGTAAATACAAGAGATAGAATTGTAACAGAATATGATTATAAAGATGCAATCTATTCGTTTTTGATTGGTAAAGGTATGACAATAGCATATACCGACATTGTTATTAGTAGCCCAGATGTGGGTCAGATTAAATTTTATGTTCCCAATTTGTCAGTGGACTTACAAAGTGAATTACTTTTAGATTATCTTGCCGTTAGAAAAATTGCTGGTATCATGCTATCATACGGACCATAATATGACATTATTTTATAGTTTTACAAAAGACTCAGTTCAAACTGGTATTGAAAGAATTGTCAATACTACTTTTAAATTGCTGCGTGAACAGCGTATTTCAGAAAAAGAATGGGATGGTGATAAGATCCATATTAAGAACCAATTTCCATCCTGGGTACAAAAACAATATGATTCTGATCCAACTACAGCCCCGGTAATTGATTTTTTTACATATTATTATAGATGGCTTTTTGATTATTCAGACGGCTATGGAATGGGCTTTTATCTTGAGGATTTAAGAGATATTCATTATGTACCAGATGCATTTTTGCAAGCATATGCAGATTTGGTGTTCTCTGGTAATTTAAATTTTGTAGAGTATCCAGGACTTTTTAATAATTTTAGAAGATTTTATATGACATATGATGTCTATACCAGAATACGTGGTACACAAGAAGGTATGGCGTATATTTTAAAAAGTTTATTTGGTGTAACAACTGTTAGTATTGTTGTAACATCTGGTGGTAGATACACAATTACATCAGATTTGGATTCTTCTTATCAAACACTCTTTAAAACTTTAGCGTGTCCTTTTTCTTTTCAAATAACTTTTGAACCTGCCTAATGAATTTTTTAAATAAATGTATTGCTTTGGCTATGTCTTTGGCTTCCCGTGGGTTTACAAACAAAAAAGCTTTTGTTTGGGAAAAACAATTACGTGTATTGTCGTGCTTTGGTAATGAATCAATTTTACCTTGCCCAAATTTAATTAAAAGTGAAAACCACGGAGGTCATTACTGTGGTGCATGTGGGTGTGGTGATACTCCATATACTCAATTATTAGTAAATGGTAAAGCTTATTCTAAATTGGATTATCCGTATCTTTCATGTCCAATGAAGATGCCAGGGTTTTCAAATTATGAACCAGCAAACCCTAAAGAAATTGAAGAAAACAATAGAAAAACTCAAATTGAAATTTATGATATTATGGAACTGGATAAAATTATTGTGTCAAATCCAGACCCATCTGATGTAGAATATCAAGTTTTTGAGAAAATGGCTAAAATTAAAAGTTCTCAAGAGCCTAAATAATTTTTGTAATGGATCCAACAAACAAAGAAGAATTTATTGGTTTTTGTAAACGAGCTTTAGGCGAACCAGTTGTCACGGTCAATATTGGGGCAACTCAAGCTGATGATCGTTTGGATGACTGTTTAAGCTATCTAATGGAAAAGCATTTTGACTTTGTTCATAGAGCTCTGTTTGCTTATAAAATTACCGCAACCGATTTATCACGCCAGTATATCAATACTGATAATATGGGTGCTGCACTTGGCTCTAGTGGTGGATGGCCTAGCGCAGACCATATTTTAACTATCAGTAAAGTTTATCCTATTACTTCTACTGTTGGTGATTACATTTTTGATCTACGTTATCAGCTATCCATGCAGGATTTCTTTGGTATCTTCTTTAACCAAGGACAAGCATCGTATGGTGCATTATCCAATTACGAGATGGCAAGAAGTTATATTAAAACTATTGAAATGGATTTTTCATATCCAGTTGCATATACATTCTCAAAAGCTACATCAAGACTCTTTTTAGATACAGGAACAGATAGACTCAAAGTAGGAAGTTATTTGATGTTTGAAGCTTATGTTGCAATTGATGTAGACTTATATCCAAAAATATGGAAAGACCGTATTTTTAAACGATACTATACGGCTACATTGAAAAAACAATGGGCACAGAATCTTATGAAGTTTTCTGGTGTTCCGTTGCCCGGTGGTGCACAAATGAATGCACCTGCTCTTATGGCTGATGCATTACGAGAAATCGAAGAGATTGAAGATAAGATAACCAAGATGTACGAGCCACCACCCGATATGCAGATAGGTTAAAACTATGACAATCAACCCATATATTCAAGACGATACTGGACAACAAGATTTGATGGAATCTATCACCATCGAAATTATTCAAGGTACCGGAAGAGATGTGGTATATGTTCCACGTCAATATGCAAATATTGATAAAATCTTTGGTGAAGATATGGGTACGTCATTTTCTACATCTTATACGATTGAAGCATACGTTAAAACCAATACTGGGTTTAAAGGTACCGACATCATTAATCAGTTTGGTATTGAAGTTAAAGATCAACTTACTTTGGTGATTGCAAAGAAAAGATTCAGGGATATAGTAAGTGCAGCAGAACCTGCAATCATTCGTCCACGTGAAGGCGATTTAATTTATTTTCCTTTATCCAAAAGTATATTTGAAATCAACTTTGTAGAACATGAAAACCCCTTCTACGCATTAGGCAAACTTTATAGTTATGAATTGACATGCGAAATGTTCAGTTATAGTATGGAAAAAATTACCACTGGAAATACTGCTATTAATGAGATTTATGACAATGCCTTTAGAACCTTCTATAACCTATATGTGTACAATCTTGTAGGTGCTACTTCTTTCTATCCAGGACAATACGTGCAACAAAGTGGTATTTCTGGTAGTTCTGGTGGATTTGGTCAAATTGAATCTTGGGGTGGTGAAACTTATAGTCCCGTCCTTATCAATATTATCAGCGGAAGCTTCAGCACGGCTTCTACCTTTAGAGCCCTCGGAGATACGGCTGGAGTCTACCAAGGGCTCACAGCGTCTATTAGCTCCATTATTCCTGATACTAATAGATACATGTCCTACGGACCAAACAAGACTCTCAAAGGAAATAATGAGGATTTTGAACAAGAAAGATTTGCAGATAATGTGGTCCCATTTGATAACACGGATCCATTCTCGGAAGGTAATTATTAATGTTTCAATATTACTACGGCGCATATCTTCGAAAAGTAGTTATTGCTTTTGGTACTCTATTCAATAATATCTATGTTGCCCATCCAGAAAGTGGAGTTGACAAAAATATTCGTGTCCCGTTAACCTATGCACCAAAAGAAAAGTTTATTCGTCGATTATTAGAAGAATCATCTATTACGGATGATACCAAATTGGGTGTACGTTTACCGCAGATGAGTTTTGCAGTTAACCAGATTGCCATTGATCCAAGCCGTAGACGTAACAAAATAAATACGGATGTATATGATGTTGTTGCAAATCAAGGCAAACTAATGTTTGTTGAAGTTCCTATTAACATAACATTTAATTTGTTTATGTATACACGACATATTACAGATACTTTACAGATATCTGAGCAAATTATTCCATATTTTAATCCAGAATTTAATTTAAAAATTAACTATGGTGCAAATAGAGATGATACTACGGTACCGTTGGTTATCATGAATGGTATCAATTTAAATGAACGATATGATGGGGACTTCGGCAGTCGCCGCCTAAATATGTCTAGTATTGGATTAATTGCTAAAGGTTATATGTTTGGTCCAGCCAATGGTAACCAAGCTGTTGATCTTCTTGAAGATTATAATCTTGATGTGCAAGCTATGTTAGAATAAAAATGAAAGATGTAAATAAAAATTTAGAACAGTTTTTTCATATAGACTCCACAAACGAAACTATCAAACAAGAAATTGTAAAACCTGGTGCTACTGGACCAGCAAGTGAAGATTACGATTTTGCCAGACAGAATTTAAGAAATCTTATTTCTAGTGGGGCAGTTAGTTTAGAAGGAATAATGAAAGTTGCTATTGAATCTGATAATCCAAGAGCATATGAAGTTCTTGCTACTATGATTAAAACAATAGCCGATATCAACGTAAATCTAATGGACGTATCTACAAAATTTGCAGAAACAAATAAAGTTACTGTAAAAAATAATACAAATAATTCAATATTTGTTGGTACAACTAAAGATCTACAAGCCTTATTAAAAAAAGAAAAAGATTATGTGGAGGCAGAAATAAATGAGTCAACCCAGAACCGGATATCGGTCAAACCCGAATCTTAAAGCCCCTGGTATAAATGTCAATTATACTAAAGAACAATTTGACGAATATGTCAAGTGTGCTCGCGACCCAATTCACTTTATTGAAAACCATATTAAAATTGTAACTCTAGATAAAGGTTTAAGTCCCTTTATCTTATATGATTATCAAAAAAACTTTATTCAGTCTATTCACGATAACCGATTTGTGGTATCAAAGTTTCCTCGACAGAGTGGTAAATCCAGTTGTGTACTTGGATATATCAACCATTATGTAAACTTTCATCCAGATGTTAAAGTTGCTATTCTTGCAAATAAACAAAAAACTGCAACTGAATTATTTAATAGACTTCAGTTAGCCTATGAAAATTTACCACAGTACTTACAACAAGGTGTGCTTGAGTGGAATAAAACTTCACTAAGTCTTGAAAATGGTTCCTCCGTTATGTGTGCGGCTACTTCGGCTTCAGCTATCCGTGGTGGTTCTTATAATTTTCTATTGTTAGATGAGTTTGCATATCTTCCACAAAATATTGCAGAAGAGTTTTATGCATCTACGTATCCGACCATTTCGGCGGGTACTACCTCAAAAATTATAATTGTTTCTACTCCTCATGGATTAAACCATTTTCATAATACTTGGATTAATGCATGTAGACCCGAAGGACATCCACTCAAGAATAAATTTGTTCCAGTAGAAATTAGCTGGAGACAAGTTCCTCTGTATCCGGGTGGTCCCAACAGAGATGATGCATGGAAAACCGAAACTATTGCAAATACCAGTGCAGAACAGTTCAATCAAGAATTTGAATGTTCCTTTATTGGATCTTCCAATACACTTGTTTCATCATCTAAGCTGAACATTTTAGCCCCCAATGATCCTATTGAACAAACCCCAGAAGGTTTAAGGATCTTCGAACAGCCAGATCCAAACGGTATTTATTTTATAATGGCAGACGTTTCTCGTGGACAAGGTCAAGACTATTCTGCTTTTATTGTTATAGAAGGCAGTCAATCACCATATAAAGTTGTTGCAAGCTTTCAAAATAACACCATTAGCCCGTTCTCTTTTCCAACTACCATTAAAGTGGTAGCCGAAAAATATAATGAAGCTTATGTGCTTATTGAGGTAAATGATGTTGGTGGACAAGTTGCGTCAATACTTTATAACGATCTAGGTTATGAAAATTTGCTTATGACTCAAAATAAAGGAATGAAGGGTCAAGTATTGTCTCAGGGATTTGCTCGCGGTAGAGCTGAATTTGGTCTCAGAACAACCACGCAGACCAAAAAAATTGGTTGTGCAGTACTCAAACGGTTAGTGGAAGAAGACAAAATCTATTTAAACGACGAACGGATCATGAAAGAACTGATGTCGTTTGTATCAAAAGCAAACAGTTTTCGGGCAGAAGATAACCACAGTGATGATTTGGTTATGTGTCTAGTATTTTATTCTTGGTTAACTCGCCAAGAGTATTTTGCTGACTTAATTGAGACTGCTAAGAATAAATATTCTCAGAATGAAACAAACCCGGAAGATGACAATACATTGTTTATGATGAGTGCAGATGAACGGGATCCAGATGAAGTCACAAAAGATGGTTGGTCGGATGGAAATTTTGTTTGGTTTCCGACATAAAAAATAGTATATAAATACTAACGAGGAACAATATGGCATTCAAAACAGCACCATCTAATGTAACACCAGTTAATCCATTTAACGATTTTTTGGATCCAAGTAAGGCAAAATGGGTACGAGAAATACCATTAGACGATGTGACTAAGCGCGCCGTAATAGCATTCTCTGCAGGAAATTATAATACTACAATAGGTGGCGGACCAGCAAACAGAGGTTTAACTGCTTCTGGTTTATATGGATTATTAAGAATTGCACAAGCTTCTAATGTACCCGAAGTTCAACTATATCCAAATGTAACTGGGACTAACCCTTCTGCATACGATATCTCCACTCAATCGTTTGTATACGATAATCCAACTATCTTTGTGAATCATTTAAATAGTATTCATAACAATATTAATAATGTTATACGTCAATTCATTCCTCCTAATACATGGGATGCCAAGGATGCAAATGGCGTATCGGAAGCTCCTCTATCAAATATTTCTACAACAAATGCATTTAATTTTGTAAATAATATATTTTTACCTGGATCATATACAGGAAATACATTAACTGCACAGTTACCGGCTTTAACCGGTGTTGCTACTACTATAGAAGGCCAACAAGACTATATTGGAAGAGGAATTACCGGAGCATTTACTAATCTCGATACAGTTAATCGAGAGTATTATTTAAGTAGAACGGGTATGGAATTTTATACCGTACTCACAGCTCTTGCATATGGCGCAAAAGTAGTTGTTTGTGGCAATTATAATTCCTTAGCAAGCTTTGCCCCTCCACTTAGTGTAATGACTAATATAGATGCATTTATTACTTTAGATATGGGTACTTACCTTGACGGGCAGGGTATTACCTCTGCCACATCAGATTCACGTTTAATATATGGTGGAAGTGAAAATGCATATGCTCTAGGTAATACATTTAATTTCTGTCACGGTCTTACTGCACAATGGTTAAATAGTATTTACACAGAAATTACGAAACGAAATAATTTAGTAAATAGTTCATTAGATGATAATGCGCCGGTGGCGACTAAATCAGCTTATATTATTCATGCTGGGTTGTCTGGTGCCGCTATCTCACTGGCACAAAACTCAATAAATAATACTTTTAGTGATGTATATCGTTATCCTGGTTTTAACGGACAATCATCATTATATCAAAATGTTCTTAATACTGATGGATTGACCGCATATACATTATTAGAAGAGCCATATCTTAATAGATTAATGTGTGTAATGGGAAAGAAAAATCTAGATATCAATAGTTCTAACTTTGGACATCCTTCAACAAAAATACTTAGAATACAAATTCCTCTAGTTGCAGATGTAGCAGGTTCAATACAACGAGCGAAAGCAAATAATAGTATTTACCAATCTTCTGTGGGTCTTGTAAATTCTACAGTTTTAAATGTTGATAGTATAACACCAACAATCAATAGTAATAGTAGTCAGGCTAATACTTTACGAGAGAGACGTGTTAATTTCTATATTCAAGCAAGTAATGGTAAATATATTTTATCTACAGATTTAGTTGGGGCAACATCACCACTAGGACTAATTGGTATAGAAGATAGAGTTGGTGTTACGTCAATGAAACGTGTAATTACGAAACTTACACAAGATCTTTTAGATGGGTTTGTGGGAGTACTTAATAATGAAAGTACGCGTACAACAATAGTTAATGCTATTAAAACTGCAATTGACCTTAATGACGGATTACGTAATTCATTAATTAAACCAACAGAGGTAGTAGTAAACCCTGTTACAAACAATAATACGTTAATATCTGTAACAGTAACGTTCTACCCAAGGCAAGCATCATTTGGGACAGAGGGAGATTCAAACATTCTTGGTTATTCTCTAACAGTTACTGCTTCTACTGTATAATACTTCTAAAGGTTCTTAAATGGCTAATAATCAAACAATTTCAGAATTTAAAAATGGATTTAAAGGTGGAACTCGCGCCAATAGATTCAATGTTGTGTTTAATTGGCCCACTGATATTGAAAATCCACCCACGACTTTAATTTATCATGCAACTGCAGCAAAATTACCAGAATCAGAATTGGGTAGTATTTCAATACCATACCGTGGGCGGGTAGCACATTATGCTGGTGACCGAGACTATAAACCATGGACTGTTACCTTTATTGATGATACTGGAACTAATGCATCATGGTTAGCGTTTCACCAATGGGCTGATTTATTAAGTTCACACACACAAAATACTGTTGCTGATACAACGTATTCTAATGGTGAAAATTTAAAAGAAATTATTTTTAATCAATTAAGAGATCCTAGTTCTGGTGGCACTGATACAACTACCGGCCATACAACGTTTAGAACAATAAGCTTAAAACATGCGTGGCCATCTGAAGTCGGTCAAATTGGTTTAGATATGGGTGAAGGTGGTAGTTTAGTTTCATTCAGTGTAACATTTACATATGATTATTATGATATTACTGGGGGTATAAGCTAAACATGGATCTATCATCATTTAAAAGTGCTTTTTCTGGAGGTACTCGCGCAAACCGATTTTTGGTAAGCGGGAGTATTGGTGTTGGTCCAGTATCCACAGTACTCACAGCTAGAACATTTCATATAAGATCTACTTTTATTCCACCTATTACAAACATAACATTAGAATTACATGGTTATGGTAGAAAAGTACATATTCCTGGTGATAGACAATATGCTCCGTGGCAAATATCTGTATATGATGATATAAATGGTTCTTCTACTTCTGGTTCAGGTACTAGTACTGTAAATTCCAATCTATGGAGAGATTTTTCAATTTGGCATAATAAAATTAATAATCATGTAAATAATAATAGTGATGCTGTTACTGGAACATCTTTTACTCTTTATAAACAAACTTGGCAAATTCAACATTTAGATTTAGATGGTGTTGCCATAAAAACCTTTACTATGAATGGTTGCTGGCCAAAAACTATAAGTGCCATAGATCATAATATGACAAATAGAAATTTTTTGAATACTTTTTCAGTTGTTATGTTATACGATGATATTGTAATTGATGGTGCTGATACCCAAGCATAAAAATAAATCTTGATTTAATTGTACCTAAATATTGTGAAAGATCAACATGGCTATAGAATTTTTTGGATTTGAATTTGGAAAGAAACGCCCGGAAGAGTCCCCAGATGTAATGGTAGGACCGAAGCGATTAGTTGCTACAGAAGACTTTGACGGTACTGTAGCAGTAGAAGCCGGTGGTGTATTCGGTACATACATCGACTATTCTACTACGCTTAAAGACGAAAATGCGAATATCGTTCAATACAGAAATATGTCACTCTACCCTGAAGTAGATGCGGCTGTTGATGAGATTGTAAACGCATCTATTGTCTGGGGTACAGACCGTAAACCTATTAAATTGGATCTTACGACTGTTCCATTATCAGATCAAGTAAAACGTAAAGTCCATAATAGCTTTGATCGCATTCTAAAGATGCTTGATTTTAATGCTAAAGCATATGAAGTTTTTAGACGTTGGTACGTCGATGGTAAATTATTTTATTACATTATTATTGACGAAAAGAATCCAAAAGAAGGTATCAAGGAATTGATTCCTCTGGATCCACTCAAAACTAAGAAAATTAAAAATATAGAAAAAGAAGCCGCAAGTGTAGCTTCTGGTACAGTTGCTTTAATTAAAAATATTGAAGAGTTTTATCTATATTCAAATACAGATAAAGATTCGTACATTACAACTCCAAATCAAGGAATTAAAATTTCCAAAGATGCCATTTCATATGTCCACTCTGGAATGGTTGATTTAAACACTAAACGTGTAATTGGTTATTTACACAAAGCCATTCGTCCAGTGAATATGCTTCGACAACTTGAAGATGCCTTGATGGTATACCGTGTTGCTCGTGCACCTGAACGTAGAGCATTTTACGTCGATGTTGGTCAGTTACCTAAACAAAAAGCCGAACAATATCTTCGTGATATGATGTCACGATTCAGAAACAAGATTGTATATAATCAGGGTACAGGAGAAATTAAAGATGATAAAAATTTTCTATCGGTTCTTGAAGATTATTGGATTCCACGTAGAGAAGGCTCCAAAGGAACAGAAATCCAAGTGTTGCCAGGTGGACAAGCCATGTCGCAAATCGAAGACGTTGACTACTTCAAAAAGAAGTTGTTCGCGGCACTAAATGTTCCGAGTAGTAGACTTGATGCCAGTAGTGGTTTTAATATGGGTCGAGCAGCAGACATCTCAAGAGAAGAACTTAAATTCTATAAGTTCATTGAGCGTCTTAGACATCAGTTTAGTCAAATCTTTTTACATACATTACGTGTTGAACTATTGTTGACTGGTACATTGACAGAAGAAGATTGGAATTCAGTAAAGTATTATTTTCAATTTGAATTTAACACTGACAATTATTTCTGGGATCTGAAAGAAGCCGAAATTCTTTCTGAACGATTAAAAATGGTTTCTATAGCTGAAGGTTATGTTGGAAAATATATCTCAAATAGCTATATCAAGAAAAATGTTTTACGTCTTACAGATGAGCAGATTAAGATTATGGATATGGAAATCCAAGAAGATAACATGAAACTACAAGCTGAACAAGCTGTTCTTGCTGCACAACAACAAGCAGCAGGAGTCCCACCAGAGGAAGCAGCCGCTACATGATGAGCTCATTAAGAATTGAAAAACTTATTGGTGAGCTTTCAGAAGGAAATGAAGATCTGTTTGCTGAAGGTCTCATGCAAGAATTGGAGATTCGAAAGCAAGAAATTTGTAAGAATTTATCTATCAAAATTTTTGAATCTATAGTCAAGGAACCCGTAGATAAGACTGTAGATGTGAACAATGACGTTAAACAACTGATAGAAACTATTACCCACACAGAATCACAAAAAAATATAAAAATGCAATTTAAAAATGCATCTATTCTAAATATTTCTGAAAATGATATTAAACCAATTAAAATGCTTTTTGACCAACTCAGCCAAGACAATCAAAAACTTATGGCAAAAAATTTATTTGAGAATCAGCAGCACTTTAAACAAACTTTGGAATTTGCTAAAAAAGTAAAAGGACTCACAAAATGACCGACAAACTAGCCCTGATCGAATCAATCGTTAACGAAAACGCAGTAGATTTTCGTCAAATAGTTAATCAAGTTTTACTTGAAAAATTATCTGTTCGTCTTGAAGAAGAGTATCAAGATGTTTCTAAGACCATGTTCACCCTTTCTGAAGCAGATGAAACCGAAGAAGAAGCAGAGGGCGAAGAAGAAGCCGATGAAACTGATGAAGAAGAGGAAACCGAAGAAGGCGAAGAGCTTCCACAAGATTTCCAGAATGACCGCCAACGTCACAGTTACGGAGCGTACTAAACATGAAACTTATCACCGAATTAGTAGAAGATGTAAAATACATTGAAGAAAGCAATAAAGACGGTGGTAAGGATTATTACATTGAAGGAGTATTCCTTCAGAGTGAAGTACAAAACCGCAATGGTCGCGTATATCCTACCCCAACTTTAATCAAAGAGTGCCGTCGATATATTCGTGAATATGTCGATAAGGGTCGTGCATTGGGTGAGCTTAATCATCCAACTGGTCCAACGGTAAATCTTGATCGTGTATCACACATGGTCAAATCACTCAATGAGTCTGGTAGAGATATCATTGGTCGTGCAAAAGTTCTTAAAACTCCAATGGGTGACATTGTTAAAAACCTCATCGCAGAAGGAGCTAAACTTGGTGTTTCTAGCCGTGGTATGGGCTCGCTCAAATCACGTGGCGGTTACCAAGAAGTTCAAGAAGATTTCATGTTAGCAGCCATTGATATCGTTGCTGACCCTTCTGCCCCAAATGCTTTCGTAAACGGAATCATGGAAGGTAAGGAGTGGGTATGGGAAAATGGTATTCTTCAACCACAAGTTATTGAGTCCTATCATCAGACAATCAAGAAAAGTTCAAGCCGAAATCTTGAAAAGAATATGATTCACGTATTCAAGAAGTTCTTAAAAAGTATATGAGAAATTCATCTTTAAAACTTTTGTTTTATATTTCTGAAGCATCTGGCTTTAGTCGTTCTTCTAGGTCTGTTGGTCCATCGCCATCAGTGGAAGCCTTAACTAAAACAAAGCCTGGTATTCCAATGCCCAAATCAAGTGGAACAAAGAAAATTTATCCGGGAGTAGATCCAAGAGTTTTGGGGAAGAATAACAAAGCAGGACAATTAGCAGCAGAAGCTGGAGAGTTTGCTAATAATTTACGCTTAATCCCAGGTAAAGATCTACCGGGTGCTGGAACTACTGCAATCACTACTGGTGAGATGGCACTCGAACTTTCTAGATCATTTAATGCTCCTGCTATATTACAAGCAGAAGTAGATGCACAACAAGAAGGTGTACGTAGTATGTCAAATGTTAGTAATTTTTATAAAAATCTTGGTAATGCCCCGGTATCTCCATTACGACCAAAATCTTCGTTAATCCAAAGTATTACAGATTTGCTAAAAATACCAAAACCATAATTTTTATAGTATTGAAAAATACTGAACTCACATAATTAACTAAATAATAAAGTATAAAGGATCAACATGAGCAAACAATCAAATAACGACTATTTAATGAGTATTATCAAGGAAAACGTAGGCGCACAACAAGACTTTACCTATGATGCAAATGGTAAAGGTGGCTATGCCTCAAACGGTGCTACTAGTTTTATTGCCCAACCTGTTGCCCCAATGGGGATTGCACAGATGAATCAGGCTTCCCGTAATCCAAAGGCACCTGTTGATAATGATCAATACGCAATGGAACAAGAAGAAGAAGACGAAGAAGAAATGCAAGAGGCAATTGATTTTGAGAATAGCCTCCGTTCACTTTTGGCCGAAGTAAATGTATCTGAAAATTTCTTCATCCAAGCCAAGACAATTTTTGAGTCAGCAGTTGACCAAAAGTTAAAGGCTATTGCTAATGAGATTGCACCAGCTCTTCAAGAAAACTTTGAATCTAAGCTTGGTGAAATCACCGTAAACCTTACCGAAAAAATTGATGACTATCTAGATTACGTAGTCGAAGAGTGGATGCAAGATAACCAATTAGCAGTCGAAGGTGGTATCAAATCTACCTTGGCTGAGAACTTCATCTTGGGTCTCAAGAAACTCTTTGAAATGCATTACGTTGATGTTCCTGCCGAGAAGTACAATGTCATTGATGGTCTCTATGAGCAGACCTCACATCTTCAAGGCGACCTCAACCATGTTCTGAATGAGAACATTGCCCTCAAGAAACAACTTCTTATCTCTGAATGCGCTGGTATCTTTGTAAATGAAACCAAGGATCTTGCTGACACTCAGATTGAAAAGCTTGCTTCACTCATTGAAAATATTGAGTTTAGCACCCTAGAAGAATACAAAACTAAACTTTCTACTCTCAAGGAACACTACCTTGGAAGCAGAGTTGCCATCCCAGAACAGTATGTTCCGGAAATGACATTTAGCAAGGCTGCAAGTGTACCAACCACTCTAATCGAGAATTACACTCACACCTTAGACCGTTTGGCTAAGAAACTTTAAATTTACTAAATAATTTTAATCCACAGGAGATACTAATAAAATGAGTTACCGAGATGAAACCCCGTATGATATTTTAACTGAAAAATGGAATCCCGTGCTTAAGCACGAGGCACTTCCTTCAATTGGCAATGAATGGAAAACTAAAGTTACTGCAGTTCTACTTGAGAATCAAGAGCAGAACATGCGTGACCAATATCTAACTGAAATATCAACAGGAAATGATATTGGTGGTGTAGTTTCTGCTACCGCCCAAGGTGGTGTCCGTGGCTACGATCCGATTCTTATCAGTCTTGTTCGTCGTGCTATGCCGAATTTGATGGCATATGACATTTGCGGCGTACAACCGATGACCGCCCCAACTGGACTCATCTTTGCGATGCGTGCCAAGTACGGCGATAGTTCAAGTGTATCTACAAACTTAAACAATGAAGCCCAATTCCAGGAACCAGATCCTCGTTTCTCTGGTATTTCTGGTCCGTCTGGTGGTTTCGTTGCACAGGGTGGTATTACTGGAAGTGGTGTTAACCCAACTGGTACTGCAGCTGGATCATATCCTACTGTTGGTAACTTTAATAATGCAAAAAATCAAGCTAACTTTGACTCAATGAGAGCAATGTTAACTTCATCTGGCGAAAATTTAGATTATGCTGCTTCAACTTCTGCAACAAATGTTATGAATAAGATGTCCTTTACGATTGACCGTGTTGCTGTAGCAGCAGGTAGCCGTGCACTGAGTGCAGGTTACACAGTCGAATTGGCACAAGATCTTAAGGCTGTTCACGGTCTTGACGCAGAAGCCGAACTCGCAAATCTTCTCAGCACTGAAATTCTTGCTGAAATTAATCGCGAAATCGTTCGTTCTATCTACTGGGTTGCAAAGCCTGGTACACAGCAATCTGATATTACTACTGTTGGTACCTACAATCTGGATCTAGATTCAGATGGTCGTTGGTCTGCTGAACGTTTCCGTGGTCTGGTCTTCCAGATTGAACGTGAATGCAATGCCATCGCTAAGGAAACCCGTCGTGGTAAGGGTAACTTCGTCATCGTATCTTCCGATGTCGCAAGTGCACTCGCTATGTCAGGCTTCTTGAATCTCTCACCAGCCATCAATACCCAACTCGCAGTTGATGATACCGGCAGCACTTTTGCTGGTCTACTCAATGGTAAGCTGAAAGTCTACATTGATCCGTATTCACAGCTTGGTGTTAACTTCTTCTGCGTTGGTTATAAGGGTGAGTCTCCGTATGATGCAGGTGTATTCTACTGCCCATACGTTCCACTCCAAATGATGAGAGCTATTGATCCGGGTACCTTCCAACCTCGTATCGCGTTTAAGACACGTTACGGTATGGTTGCTAACCCATACGTTCTCAAGGGAGACGGTACACCATATGGTTCAGATTTTAGCAATCAAAATGGTGCTAATCAGTACTACCGCCTCACTCGCGTCACTGGTCTGCATGGTAACACCTACGGTACTTAATACGTAGGATAGAGTTTATAAACAAAAACCCTCGGGCTAAACACCCGAGGGTTTTTCATTGGTTTATATGTTTTTTAAAAATTAATCAAAATCGTAATATGAATAGGTAAATGTAACTCTTGCTTTCATTGGTGTACTGTCACCAAGATCAGACCTAAAAGTAAGCGCACTTAAAGCAGTTGGAATTACATAATGAAACACTGCAGTTTTGTTGATTGGATAATAATTAGATCCAAGAACTTGTAAATATGCAGTGGTTGCCCATGTTCTATACATTTCATTGTCTTTATCGTTAGAAATATTACCGATAGATGACATCCAATCATATATGCTTTTCCAGTTTTCGATATTTTCATCTACAATAAATTCGAGAGCAAGTGCTTCAAATGTAAATGTATTTGTAGCAACCGGAATCTGTACACCAAGAGTAGTAGGCTGTGGGCTTACACTTAATTGAATACCAGGTAACGAAACTGTTTGACCAAACAATTCAAGTTTACTGTCTCCTCGGTCTATAATAAATTTATAACAATTTGATAATAATGGATTGATGTTTGTCATAGTAAATAATCTTCTGGATTATCAGACCAACTCTGTGGATCTGATGCTTCGTTGTCGGGAATATAAGGTAGTTTTAACTCTTCCTTTTTGTATTTTCTTTTCTTTCTATTTTCATTAATTGCCTTTTCCCATTCAGCATTTAATGAGTCAAATAATTCTTCGGATGGTTCTTCTCTATCTTCTTCTTCATCAATTTCTGAATCCTGAAGATGTTCTTCATAAATTTCTTGTACAAAATCAATAAATTGTGGATCGGAGAACAATGCCCATGCAACATCCATGTTATCGTGATCTGATTCTATTTCTGCTAATATAACATCATCCTTTAAACCATTCATGAATTCCAAATACGAATTGTACATATTGAGAATATCATCAGATGGTTCTGCCAGATAGATAACATGTTTCATTAAAATAGTAATCGAAGTTTCTTTAATATTAGCCAAATAAGAAGTCACACGCAAACATTCAATTACCTCACCATCTGGAGTTGATGTTGTATAAAAGACAATCTTAGCCGGGTTTGAGAGAACGACTTCGTCTGGTGATTCATCCACCATTGATATTAACTCTTCACCACTAGAGAGTTTAATAACTTTTATAGACGATGAAGCTTTGGGATCTGTTTCTACCATGCTTCCTCCTCAATACTATTTATCCAAAACAAGTTTTATATTTTGATCTTAAAAACTTTATGATCAAACTTTTCTTTTTTGTATATTTTAATACGTTGTTCAAAATGTTTCAGCACATGATTTTTATAACTTTTCCATGACATATCATCAACGATATCAAACACCTTTAGTGTTTGTTTAATTGCAGACGTTCTTAATCCACGCCCAATGCTCTGTAATAAGCGTATTACTGATTTTGTCGGTGATGCAAAGATAATATTGTCGAGATGTACAATATTAATACCTGTGCTGGTAGTACCAAAAGAGGCAACAAGAATGGCATTTTTTTCTTTGTCGATTATCTTTCGAATAAATTCTCTATTTTCTGCATCAACTTTACCTGAAATGAAGTATACTTTCTTTTCTGGATATTGTTTTTGAATCAACTCATAAAGTGGTTTACCATGCTTTTCAACATAGTTAAAAAGAACCAATGTATTACCTTGGGTTTCACCACACAATTTTACAATAAAATCATTGCGTTTTGAATTTTCAACCAAATAAGCCATTTCGTCTTGATATTTTAATTTTTTGACTCTATGCCTAGTTTGCTCATCATAATCCAAAACAATACAGTCTATCCCAAGCTTTGCCAGTACTCCTTTACTGATCAGCCCCCTTGTTGTTATAAACTGTACAGATGGCCCTAGCGTGCCCTCTATTGAGAGTTTATGCGCCAAGGTCTGATCCAGCGTACCTGTAGTCCCGAGCCTAAACCAAGCCTTTGTCAGTTTTTTACCAATATTGACCAAAGAGTCTGCTTTTACAAGATGACACTCATCAAAAATTACAGCCTCGAACTGATCAAACCATTCTTTAGGAAGTTTGTACACAGACTGCCACGTAGATACGACAACTGGCTTATCTGTTAATTTTTCCTTGCCAGCACTGATTTTATGTACAAATTTTGTTACAGACCAAGATTTATCATTTTTTGAATAATCAAAGAAGTCTGCTTCCATCTGCTGAACTAACCCAACAGTGGGGACTAATAATAGAATTTTCTTGGGAGCCTTTAGGCAGTACCGTAATAAGTATCGAATTATTAGATAAATTATAAGCGACTTACCACTACCCGTTGGTGATACTACAACAGATCGGGCATGTGTTAATGCGTGTAAGACAGCATTTTTTTGATGTGGATGTGGGATTACAGGTTCTTTTTTAACAGTGACATTTAAAGTTTTATAAAATTCATCAAATGATTCAGAATTTATGTCAATTGGATCTACAGTTTTATCATCAAAAATAACATTGTAATGTCGTTCATCACAGAATCGTTTAAGATATGACTTGAGTCCGCATGGAAGTGTAGAACTATTAATCTCATATAATTTAATTTTTCCATCCCATATACGAGATTTGTATAAGGGCATGTATTCTGCACCTGGAACCTTAAATGAAAAATAAGAACGAAGTTCTCTTTTTACAGAATCTTCGCAATCAATTTTATATTTTGTATGGTCTTCTGCTGATGCAATGATATTATACACTGCAATTATTTATGCCATCATGAGATACCGTTAACAAGCTTATTCCAATCAATCGCAGACTTAATAGAGAAATTTCTATTAGTTAAAACCTTTAAAAAATCTTCTACCATTTTAACTTTAATTTCAAGAATATTTAAATCGGTTACAATTTTTAATAAGATAGGATCTGCTTCTAAAAATTTATCTAGATCAGTTTTTAATAATTTCATTTGAAATGGATCTTCACCCCATTCTATCAACTCATCTTGAGTTGCGTGACCAGTGTAAATCTTCCATTTTCTCAATCGCATGATTAAAAATGCATTATTTAATTTTTGTAATTCTATCTTAAGGTCTGCGTGTATATTTAAGTACTTACCATGTATAGCAGGAGTTCTTATAGCTTCTTTACCTAACTCTGTAGAGTCTATTAAAGAATCTTTTTTAATGTTATCTTTAAGGGTTTCTAAATTCATTATAAGTATACTATAGAGTATCCTTTAAGAAAAGTCAAGATATATCTTGATTATTTATTAAAAATATGTTATAATATTGTTTATAAGTATCCTTTAAATTAAATTGAATATGATTATAGATCTAAGACAAATACCTACCGTATGGATTAATCTTGATAGTGCTACTGGCAACGCATCAATCATGAACGAAAGATTTCGTGAGCACAGATTTTCCAACACCCATCGCAAATCAGCCTTACAAATAGCCCCACCACACGGGACACCAGATACAATCAAACATTATGTTGGTTGCGCTCAATCACATATTGATATTTTAGAGGATATGCGATATGATTGTCCTCTTCTAATTTTAGAAGACGATGCTGAATTTACACCAGATTTTCATCCTCAAATCGAAGTAAAAGATGATACGGATGCTGTGTATCTTGGAGTTTCTTCTGGTAACCAACATTATATTACTAAACGTATAGATAAACATTATATGCGTATTGGTAAAATTTTAGCAACACACGCAATTTTATATCTGAATAAAGATTATAGAAAAACTGTTGCTGACATAGCTAAAATTTTTGCTTATAGATTAAAGATTCCATTTGATAATGGATGTGCATTAGTACAAGAAAGATTTAATGTTATTACTCCAAATAAACCTTTTTTTGTTCAAGCTAATGCAAGACAAAGTGCTAATCAATGGGAAGTAGTAACCTCTAAACCATTGGTAGACAAGAATAGCGAGTTTCCTATTCGAGACCAAAATGTTAAATTAGAAATACAGGTGCCAGCATGATATCATGTCAAACTATAGGAACTAATGGTAGATTTGGTAACCAAATGTTTCAATATGCTACTCTTTATGCTTTAGGTAAAGAATTAAATTATAAGATTGGTGTACCATATAAACAACGTAGTCCAAACGATAAATTAGATTTTTGTTTGTCAGATGCGTTTGACCTGTCGGCATCAGATTCATCTCAAAATTTTATGAGTTCTATGTATATAGAACCTCACTTTAATTATGATGCAAATATCCATAATATTCCAGACAATTGTGATATTAGAGGCTATTTTCAAACAGAAAAATATTTTAAAAAGTATAAAAAAGATTTAATTAATAAAGAATTTAAATTTAAACAATCTATAGAAACTCAAGCAAATGAATTATTTGCAGGAAAAAATTCTGAATTAGTTTCTTTGCATATGCGATTAGGTGATTATTTAAATGTACCAGAATGTCACCCCGTATGTTCTATTGAATATTACAAAGAATCTCTTAAATTAATACCTGCTGATGTACAAATAATATTGTTCAGTGATGATTACGGTGTTGCAAATAATATTATTAAACATTTAGGTAGACATGTAATGATGTATGGCAGCAATGATAAATTTTTAGATATGTGTTTAATGACAAAATGTGAATATCATATTATTGCAAACAGTTCATTTAGTTGGTGGGGATCTTGGTTATCGAATAGTAAAAAAACCATTGCACCAAAACAATGGTTTGGCTCTTCACCAAATATGCCAAAAAATTGGGATAGTATTTATTCTGACGGCTGGGATATTGTATGAAAAATTATTCAGATATTACTTTTATAATACCATTGCGATGTGAATCTAAGTCTCGTTTATTAAATTTAGATATTATACTTCATTGGATTAAATCTAAATTTAATTCTCCTGTTATTGTAAAAGAAAATAATACTGACCCTATTGGTCAAAATATTTGTTCTAAGTATGATAATGTACAATATATATTTGAAAAATCTGACAATACTATTTTTCATCGTACTAAATTATTAAATGATATGATCCTAGAATGTAAAACAAAATATATTTCTAATTTTGATTGTGATGTAATATTACCAGTAGAAAATTTAAATTTGGCTTTACAGTTATTAAAACACAAATACGATTTTGTATACCCATATACTTATGGTCATGGATTTCAAAAAAGAATACATCATTCAAATTGGGAAAAATTTAAAAAATCTTTAAATTTAGATGATTTAAATACAGATTTATGGATAGCTGGGGTCGGACATTGTTTTATTGCAAAAACTGATAGTTACATTAAAGCATATGGAGAAAATGAAAATTTTATAGGATGGGGACCAGAAGATTTGGAACGATTTAAAAGATTTAAAAAATTAAATTTTAATACAACACATCTTCCTAATAGTTATTTTATATATCATATTGAACATCTAAGAACACAAAATTCTTGTAATTTGCATTCTGATTTTGACAATAATAATAAATTAGAAAAAAAATTAAATTTAATGGATAAAGAAAATATAATTAACTATTATAAAAATTTAGATTATGTTAAAAATCGAAAATTTAATAGTGAAATTTCTGTGTAATATTTATTATATTATATAAAAATGAACAGAAAAAAAATTAAATATAAAAAAATAATAATTTGGGGTCACCCATTATATTCTCATACACATTCTTATATTCATGAAGCATATTATAAAGCTTTTAAATATTTGGGATATGATGTTTACTGGTTTGATGATAAAAATTACCCTATTGATTTTGATTACAATAATTGTTTATTTATTGGAGAAGGCTTTGCTGCTGATAATTTACCTTTAAATAATACAAGTTGTTATATGATAATGTATTGTCCATCACCGGCAAAATATATTGAAGCTGGAGTTGGTCGGTATATTGATATAAGAATGGCTGCAACAGATTTTAAAGATCATATACAAGAATATTCTTTAGATAAATCTTTGGTAACAAATATAGGTCCCTCGTGTTATTATGAGCCAAAGACAAATAACAATATAATAATTAAAAATAATTATGTAAATTATTCAATTAAAGATTTTGATAAAATTTATATATCTTGGGCTACAAATTTATTACCTTGTGAAATAAATTTTGATGATATGCATCTACCACGAGAAAATAATATATATTATTGTGGAACTATATCATATTCCGGTGAATGTGAAACTGTCTCAAATTTAAATCCATTTATAGAATCATGTAAAGAATATAAAATAAATTTTATACACAATGATTGTTGGCATAACCCATTAACAAGTGCACAAGTTATTGAATTATCAAAAAAATCTATTTTGGGTATTGATATTCGTGGGAAAAAACACATAAAAGAAAATTTAGTAACATGTAGAGTATTTAAAAATATAAGTTACGGTCATCTGGGGTTAACAAATTCACTTGCAATATACGAATCAATGGATGGTAATTGTATTTACAATATAGATACCAAACAACTCTTTCATGATGGTATAAATAATAAAAACAATTATAAATTAATAAAAAAAGGTATGAATTATGTTAAAAATAATCATACGTACCTTAATAGAATAAATTCTTTGTTAGAAGTAGTCAATATATGAATATATTAGTTATAAATCATTCTGTAGAAAATTGTGGCGTATATCAATACGGTAAACGTGTTGGTCACATTCTAAAGAAATCAAAAAAATATAAATTTATTTATTTAGAACAAAATTCTCAAGAAGAACTAGATCAAAATATTGAAATATATAAACCAAAAATTATAATATATAATTATTTAGGTGGAACAATGCCTTGGGTAAATCCATATACCGTGGCTAACATAAGATCTAAAAATATTAAACAATTTTTAATTGTACATAATGGTGGATATGCGCAGTTTTTTGATTATTATTTACACCAAGACCCTTATTACAACTCGTCTGATAATATAAATTTTGCTTTAATGCGGCCTTTATTTGATTATAAGCCCAAAACAGCAAAACATAATACCAATATTATTAAAATAGGGTCTTTTGGGTTTGGGTTGAGGTGTAAATATATACATGATATATGTAATATAGTAAAACAACAAATGTCCAATAAAAATGTTGAAATTAATTTACATTTAACAAATGCTCATTTTTCAAATGGAAATGATATAGATGGTATTAAAACAGATTGTTTAAATATTTTATCTGGTACTAATATAAAATTAAATGTCACAACTGATTTTCTATCCGATAAACAAATTTTAGATTTTTTATATAATAATAATTTAAATATATTTTTCTATGAAAAGTATAATTTTTATAATGGGATATCATCCACTATTGATTATGCTCTTTCGGTAAAAAAACCACTTGCCATATGTCAAAGTAATATGTTTAGTCATATATGGGATGTTACCCCATCAATTTGTGTAGAAAATAATTCTCTAGAAAATATTATTAATAATAAATTTACTCCGTTATTAGAAAAAGCTACTAGTTGGAACAATAAAAATTTTATTACTCATATGGAATCAATTATAGAAAAAGTTTTAAATGTTTAATTCATTAGCTAAACAAGATCAATTTGTAGTAAATTTTTTAAATTTTAAAGAATACGGATTTTATGTTGATATAGGTAGTCATTTTTCACAAAAAAATAATAATAGTTATTTTTTTCAAACTTTAAATTGGAAAGGTTTGACCGTTGAAATAGATAGTATCTATAACGAAAGTTATCTTACACGTAAAGATAATACACATATAAACCAAGATGCATGTCTAATTAACTATAAGTTACTTTTTAAACAATGTAATTTTCCAAAAACTATTGATTATCTTTCATTAGATGTAGATGAATTGAGTTTGTCTGTTTTACAAATATTACCTTTTGATGAATATAGTTTTTCTATTATTACTATAGAACATGATGCTTATTTACATGGTGATACGTATAGATTACCACAACGAAATTTGTTAAAAGACCATGGATATGATTTAATTTGCTCAAATGTTTTTGTCGAACAAACTGGTTATAATATTAAAAATTCTCCTTTTGAAGATTGGTATATTAAACCAGAATATTTTGATAAAACTTTGATAGAAACAATTCGTAGTGAATCAGAGTACCCGTCCCAAATATTAAACAAATTTAAAAATATTAAAAGATAAATTTTTATGAAACCACAATTGGGTGTCATGTTAACATGTTATGACGAAATTGAAGCTGTAAAATATGCTGTTGAACAATTTAGAATATATTATCCAGATACAAAAATTTATTTAGTTACTGAAAGTAAAGAACAACAATATATTAAAATTTTTAAAAATGATAAAAATATTAAAGTTAATTATGTAGAAGATAGTATGAGTTTTTATTATAATACTCCAAATTTACCTATAATATACCAAACAGCTGATATCCAACTTAAAATTAAAAAAGCAGTTTTATGTTTTTTAACACGATTAAATGATGCAATAAAATATTGTGATTCTGATTATATGCTTTTAATGGACCCAGATGTATTAATACGAGGTCAGCTTACTATTTCCAATGAAAAAAAATTATTAGGATCTCTTGCTAATTCTGGTGTCCCTAATAATATTAAAAATATTCTATCTAACATAGAAGGTGCTATACCTATAGATCGATGGGGAGCCACTCCAGGTATATTTCATACAGAAACATTCAAAAAAGCTTATTTAAAATTTTTAAGTATAGAAAATTTATTAACTCAATTAACAATGAATTGGTATGCTATGTATGCTCATGATATTATTATACCAATAATGTTTTCTTTAATTGGAGAAAGAGAATATTACAATAATGATTTTATTGAATGTAATACTGACCCAAATTGGAAAAATACAGATAAAAAATTAGTGCATCATTTTAAAAAATATTATAAAAACGCAACATATAAATTTCCTTGGTGGAGAGATTAATATGAATATACATGAATTTTTTGCAGAAAACAATTTAGATGAAAGAATAAGAAATACATATTTTCCAGATTATACCTATAAAGGAACTGTCATAGAAGTTGGTGCTGCAACGCCTTCATTTCTTTCATTTTCAAAACATTTTGCCTTAAATGGTTGGAGGGCTATTTTAATTGAACCCAATCCATATTTTGTTGAACAACATAAAAAATTATCAAATGAAATTTATGAATATGCTTGTTCTTATGAAGATGCAGATAATGTAGATTTTACTATCTACCATCAAAATATCGGTGATATAACAGACCATTCGTTTTCTTCTTTTTATTTAAAAGAAGAATATCAACTAATGTCTAATAATATTGCTCAAACTTTAAACACTACTTCTATAAAAGTAAAAACTAGAACTTTAGATACTATTATAAAAGAAACAAATATAACTAATATTGATATTTTATCTATTGATGTTGAAGGTTGGGAATTAGAGGTACTACGGGGTTTAACCATTATGAAACCTAAAATTATAATTTTAGAAAATTTATTTAATTGGCCAAGCTACAGAGAATATGTATGTAGTTTAGGTTATACCTTTGTAAAACATGATACCTTTGATGATATCTATAGTTTATGAATAACATAGC